CATTTATCTCCAATTAGCATACTATCACATTGTGTAAAGTTTTTAGATTGACTGTTTCCAGCACGACTGTTCATTTTAACAAGCCCTCTGTATGTTTGTTTTCCTTGTTTTGCACTAATACCTTTTGAAACAATAGTTGAAGTAGTATTTTTACCCAAGTGGATCATTTTTGTTCCTGTGTCAGCTTGCTGTCTACCTGTGCTAACTGCTACACTGTAAAATTCTCCTTGGCTTTCATCACCTTTTAATATGCAACTAGGATACTTCCATGTTAGTGCTGATCCTGTTTCAACTTGAGTCCATGTAATTTTACTTCTAAATCCTTTGCACATTCCTCTTTTTGTTACAAAATTATATACTCCACCTTTGCCTGTTACAGGATCTCCAGGATACCAGTTTTGCACTGTTGAATATTTTACTTCAGCTCTTTCTTTAGCAACAATCTCTACACAAGCGGCATGCAATTGGTTTTCATCTCTTGCTGGTGCGGTGCAACCTTCTAAGTAACTTACATATGCATCATCCTCACATACAATCAATGTTCTTTCAAATTGTCCTGTGTTTGCTTGATTTATTCTAAAGTATGTTGAAAGTTCCATTGGGCATCTTACCCCTTTTGGAATATAACAAAAACTTCCGTCTGTAAATACCGCTGAATTCAAACAAGCAAAATAATTGTCGCCTGGCGGGATTACCGATCCTAAATACTTTTTCACAAGTTCAGGATGTTCTTGCACTGCTTCACCAAATGATGAAAATATGACTCCTACTTTTTCTAAGTCTTTTTTAAATGTTGTTGCAACTGATACACTATCAAATACTGCATCTACTGCTACACCTGCTAGTGCCGCCTGCTCTTTTGTTGGTATGCCTAACTTTTCAAAAGTAGCAATAACTTCAGGATCAACCTCGTCCATTGATTTAAGTTTTGGTTTAGGTGCTGAGTAATATGATATAGCTTGATAATCAATTGGCTGTATATCAAGTTGATGCCAGTCTGGCTCTTCCATTGTAAGCCATTTACGATAGGCTTTCAATCTCCAATCAAGTAACCACTGTGGTTCTTTTTTAAACTGTGATATTTTTGTTATCACATCTTCATTCAATCCAGGTGGCAGGGTAAAGGCTTCTACTTCTGTAATAAAACCTTGTTCATATTTTTTGGATAGATGTTCGTCTAATGCTTGTTGACTCATTGCTTAGTACTTATCAATCGCCTTCTCCTGGTTCTCTACTTAAAAAATCTCCTTTTTTTCCTTCATATCCCATTTCTGGATTGAAACTATCTGCATCCGGCAAAGGATCTTTTTGTTCTGTAATATTAGGCCATTGCTCTGATAATTCTGTGTTTAATGCTAACCATTCCTCTAAATATGGAGTCATTTCTGTATCAGGAAATATTGCTCCAGCAGGGCATTCTGGCTCACACACACCACAGTCGATACATTCGTCTGGCTTAATAACAAGAGTATTTTCTCCTTCGTAAAAACAATCTACAGGACAAACAGCAACACAGTCGGTATATTTGCATTTAACACATGCATCACCTACTATGTATGTCATCAGTTAGTATCATTTCAATCATTTTATTTTTAGTGAACCTTCTGTCTAATTCTATTCCAAATTTTTCTTCTGCTAATTCTACTAGATCATTTTTTGTTAACTTTTGTAAATTTTTATTATCAAGTTTTTTTATGTCCACTATATTATTTTGTGGTTTTATTACTAATGTGCTAGTGGGTGTGGCATCTTTAAACACGTCATTCATTCAAATACTCCTAATATCATTTTAGCTTCTTCACTCATATTCCATGGTCCAAAAGGTGGATCAAATGTAGTTATTACATCAACTGATTCTACTTCTTCAACGGCAATTGTAGCGTCATGTATATCTTTGACAATATCATCTGCCGCTGGACAAAATGCACTGGTTAAAGTATGTGTAACTGTAACTTTTGGTAAATGTTCAATGTTTACATCATATATAAGTCCTAAGTCAAATACATTTATACTTATTTCAGGATCGTAAACATCCTTAAGATTTTCTATTATTTTATCTTTTGTTTCCATTACATGCCACTAATTTAAAAGTAAGCATGTCTTCTTGACTTCTAAACCAACATTCATATCCATTTCGATATTGGTCGTAACGAAATCCACCATACTTACTACCAAACAGTTCTTCTAAAAATCTATGAAATCCATTTGGTTTTTTGTATCTACTGCTTTTAATAAAAACTGTGCAATAGTATCTGTCGTTTTGTGTCCAATTTGCACACCATTCTAAATCATGCGTTGTGATAGATGGCACTGTTTGCTCCATGTTCTGCACATTCGCAACTAACAACAAAACATCTATTGTCAGTCATATCTTTTACTAGCTTGTCAGCAAACTTGCAGGCGTGTTCTGCAAACTTTTCTACTCCAACACCATCTAAAACAGTTAGTTCAGCTAGCCCTTTTTCTTCTAAATCTTTAAATGTATCCATGTGCGGATCAGTTTGATCTAAAACAATTTTATGATCGAAACTGTCTTCTAACCATGCTTTGAGTGGCTTTAGTCCACCAAAGTCTACAACCCAATTGCGTTCATCTAAATGTTCGCAACCAAATGTAAATTTAAATTGTAAACTATAACCATGTAAAAATTTACAATGACTGTGTGCATTTGGTTGTCTAAAACAAGCACTAAGACCTATATTGTGTCCATATGTTTTTGTACTAAAATATTTAGGCATATATCCTCCTATCATTTGTATTCATATTAGCATAAATTTGAGAATATGCAACCTGAATTGCTTTGGCTTGGTAATAGCTATCTTTCAATGCATTGTGCAAATCTGTTTGCATATCTTTTCTAGGATCTCTAGAAAGTAAACTAATAAGTGTTCTTCCATCTCTTACTTGCCAAAAGTTCCAAGGAATTGGTGTAGCCATTTGACGATACAGGTCTTCAACCATAGTAACATCAAAACCATATCCATGACCCCATAATACATCAACACCTACCATCCACTTGGTCAAGTGGTTTAGAAAGTGTACCAGCCCGACTCTATCTTCTTCTCCAAAGGCTTCTTCCCTTATGTGGGGGTCTTGTTTAGCCCACCAATTCAATGTATCTTGGTTTACAGTTCTACCAAGACGATCCTGTTCATCAATATTTAATTTAAAGTAAAAATCACTGTGAGGTTCTTTGTCACTGTAAGGATCAAACTTTACACCACCAATTGTAGTGACTGTGGCTTGTGGACACGTATCAAACGTTTCCAAATCTATCATTGCGTGTATTGTCATGCTAACTCTTTTAAAACTTTTGCTATTTTATCAATTAACCATTTTTCTTCAACACTTGGTATCCAACTTTCTTTAGGTACTAGTGTGTCAAATGTCTCCCACATTGCGTCTTGTTCATTCATTTTCATTTTCCCATTGATTATAACAATCTGAAAATCCCATGTTCATTGGAGAGTACTCACTTACATTTTCTTCTTGCCATTTGTGAATTTCTTCCCACTGTGCTTCTGTAAGTTCTGAAAGATCTTCAATTTCATAGTGTTCTAGGATCTGTGTTTGTACACGATCATATACATCATTTTCAATTTGCTCTTCGTGTTTGTGCATTCTGTGCCATTCAAAACTCATTATCCTCTCCTCATTTTTGCAATATCAACTGCATCTTCTTTTTTGTCTGCAAACACAGGAACCATATTGCTTTTGTGCATTGTAGCTATTCCCAATAATTGTCTCTCGCCCGAGTAAACCTGTCGTTCTTTGGGTCCTGTACTTCCTCCAGGTATAATATCGCTAGTAGGCAAACCTGTCCTATTAGTGCTATAATCAGGCTTAGATAAAATAGAAACGTTAGCATTTTTTTCCTTGTTTTTAGCTATCTGCTCTGGATGAGCATTCATTTTACGTAACCACTTATCATGTTTGGCTTCAGCTTCTAACATCTTTTTTGTTTTGTTTTTAGCTTTACGTTTCTTATAGCTAGTTGTGGTCATATACGGACCAACCAAGTGCATACTCATAATAATTACCTCTTTAGTTTAGTAATTGATAACGAATTCGAAATTGTTTTCTTTGACCTATATAAGAATTTTGACCAACTGCACTGTTTACAACAACTGCAAGATGATGACCATTTACATTATAAGTCAAACGATATTCATTAACTATGTTTGATTGTACATTCTGATATTGAGTTGTGCAACGATATTCTGACCTATAGCCTACAATTTGTTGACTGCTATTGCCTTTCTTCTTTTCAGCACTAGTCATTGCTCCGACCAATGCACCAAATCCTGCACCATTATCTTTTCCTGTAATGGCTTTGCCTAGAATTCCACCTATGATAGCACCTGCTAATACATCTCCACCTGTTGCACCACTTTGTCCATTTTGCACTGTGCCGTACACAGGAACCTCTACAGTACCACAAACTTGTTGCGGTTTTCTTGAAGTTACTTTTGTATATATAGGTTCTATTCTAATTAATTCACCTGTTGTGGTAATATTACCTGCATGAGCTAAACTGCTCAAAAATCCAAGCACTGCTACTAATACAGTTACATGGAAGGCTTTTTCAAAAAATTGCATGCTTCTTCATCCTTTCTTAGCCATAATTGAAAAAATTGTTCAGGAGTGACTTCTACGTCTTTCCAGTCAAATCTCTCCTTTTGATTATCATAATAATCATCCCAAAAAATAATAGTATCTTTAGCTTCTTCGTACGTCATAATCAAACCTAATTTTACTATAAGTTAACACTAATTGTATTTAATGTCAACCTTATTAATCGTCCCTTTTACCTGTGCCATAATCAATAGTTACAGGAAACCTAGGAACACCATCATTGCTTAATTCAAAATATCTACAAGTTGCCCAGTCTATATTTGGGTTTTCTAACAGTTCCTTTAACTTAGCTTGCGAGCCTCTAATACCACTACTAAATGTAGTACCGTCTGCCATCTTAAGAGTAAGTCTTTTAGCATATCCTGCCCAATTACCTTGCCCTTCGTGTACTTGTACAACTTCATATTCTTCAGTTATGAACTCTTTTCTCTTCAACAAGCCTTTGCTTCTTTTGTTTTCATACACTGTGTCCTGTCTAACCATTTGACCTTCATAGCCAGCAGTTGTATACTCACCATACATAACATCTATTTCTTCAGTTGTTTCACATATTGCTGAAGCAACCAAATGAATGCCAACTGCTTTTTTGTTTACAAGATGTACATTCTTTTGTATCCAGTTGTATCTCTGCATAAAAGTCATGTTTGGATTAGCACTGTCAAACATATCATATATGTGATACTGTACAAGCTCTTTGCTTTCTGCTAATTCATCAGCACCTAAGTTAACAGTTTTTCTTACTAAACTTGTTATCTTTTGAAAGTTATCTTTAAGTTCATGATTGTAAAGTTCACCATCTAATGTTACTGTTGGGTGGTCTTTAACAAAGTCTGCTAGTGCTTCAGCTATATGAGGCACTGCAACAATCTCTTTATTGCTTCTACTGTACAAGCCTCTTGTATTAACAACCATTCTAATACCATCTAGTTTAGGCTGTGTAATACCACTTGTTACAGGAGTCTTTGTAAAATCATGTGCTAGCATTGGCTTGAAAGCAGTATAGCTATCAATGTCATTTGCATCCACAAAATAGTCTTTGTCAACGTTTTTAGTCCATTCAGCTTGTGCTTCAAACTCTGCTTGTGTTTTAGCAGTAGTAGCATTGCTTCTGCCAACGTTTTTAGCTTCTGTAAAGTTCCATGCTGAGGTCACTTTCTGACCATCAACTAGTCCTGATATAGTTCTTATACCCGCTTCGTTGTCGTTGTTAAAGCCAACTTCCATCATCCAAACACGGACTTTGCCTTTGCTATCTCTTTTGTATAACGGGTCTAAACTAACTATATTCTGCATATATCACTCCTTAATTGTTATATACAGTATAGCACCAAGATATCTTATTGTCAACCTTTTTCATCCAAAAAAATAGGGCCACTAGGACCCTATTTTTGATTTATATATTTGCTATTATGCAAACATTTTAGCTCTTGAACCGTTTACATCACGGGCAGTAATGCCATATCGTGTTGCACCAGTAGTTGCGACATCAGTCTTTACATTAAGTCCAGCTGATTTCATTTCGCTAATTCTAGCAGGAAGTTGCTGAATGCCAAATCTTGCTTTAGCGTCTTTCGCAGTAAGAGTTTTGCCAGTACCTCTTAGATAATTTTCCAAGAAAGTCTTCTGGTTAGTTTTAATTGTAGTAAAAGCCATATATGCCTCCAGTTAAGTTGTGCTTAGAACTTACTCCTAAGCAATAAACACAGTATACATTATTATAAGTGCTTGTCAACCTTTTTTAGAGAAAAATTGTATAAAATAAAACTGTTAGTATAATACCTTTGAAAAATGATATCCAAAGCAATTGATATGCACTAAGATTATATTGTTCTTGCCACCATCTTATTTTTGACTTTTGCCATTCAACAAATTTTTTCATATGTATCCTATCCAATGTGTACAATCGTCACAAGGGTCATCAACCCATTCAGATTGCCATAATAATTGATCTTCGTAATTCACATATTATTTAATGGTAAATACTGGTATAGATATATACATACATAAGTATAGTCAAACTCAAAGGAGATAGACATGGCACAACCAGATGATAAAGGTAAATTAGAGGTTGCAGTTCGTATTTTGGGAAATGAACTAGTAGCACTAAAAATGGAAGTAGATGACTTCAAAATGAAATGGTTAGTATATGGTGTAATCACTATAGTAGCACTTGCTTGGGCAGGTGGAACATACGGACCTCCACTTATTAACATGATGGGGAATTAAATGGGAAAGAAAAAATCAAGAACGCAATACACCAGTAAAGGAATAGTTGGTAGTCCTATGCGTAGTAGACTTAGACACTTTGAAGAAGGTTATGAAAGTCAAAGAATAATAAATCAATTAATTGCATTCAATGCAGGCAAAAATGTAATGCTAACAATCGCCAATCCAAATAAAAATGAAACTAATAAACCTTTTATAAGGGTACCAGCTCATACAGTTTGGAGAGGTGGAAAACGTTGATCTTTTATTTTTATTTGTTACTTGTAAAACATGCAATAGCAGATCTATGGCTACAAAGTAGATTTAATAATAAACCTCAATATGGTGAAAAAGAACAATTATTCAAGCCCAAGTTATGGTTGCATAGTTTGGATCATGCTGTTCTCACTGCTGGTATTACATTAATCTTTGCAGGTTTGTATTGGGCAGTTTTAATTGCTATTTTAGATTTTGTGTTGCACAGTATTATAGACTATTCAAAACGCATATACACTTTAAAATATAAAATAAATCATAATCAAAATAAGTTTTGGAAAATACAAGCCATAGATCAAATAGCACATTTTAGTTGTTATCTTTTATATGTAATTATGGTGTATTAGCTTGTCCGCCCATACCACTGTGGAAAGCACAATAGTAATATAAAGTAGGCGCACCACTAGCAACTGTGATCTGTGTATAAGCACCCGCATTTCCTGGTGTGCCATTGTAAGTAACACCCGTTGTATATTCACTGCCACCACCATGTGTACCGTTTGCAGTAGTGCTAAACCTAAATGGGTGGTTACTGTTTGAACCGTCACTTTGGTCAAATCTGTAACTTGAACCTTCGTTTAGTGTAAGTGTTGGACTAGCACCTGACAATCCAGCAATATAATACTTGTTACCAGTACCGTATCCGTTTGTACCAGTAGCAACTGTGACTGTATAGGTTGTACCACTGAATCCACCACCTCCGCCTTCATCTGAGTATGTGAATCCTGTATGATCAAATTTACCTGGATTACTGCCTGATGCATATGTATAGCTTTTCCAATTTGATACCCAAGTAGCCCATGCCGCTTTCGCCGCAGGTCTATCTGCTTTAGGTGTGCTTCTAGCTATGCCGTTTGCATCTCTAGGAGTGACTGGTTGTGTAAGTGTTTCACTGAGTGTTCCCATACAACTATTTATTCTTCTTCTTAGCTAATGCCTGTTCTATAGCATCTGCTAATTCTTGATCCTGTCTTTGCAGTTCTTCTTGTATGGGATCAACTTTGGGTTTCATTTTAGCTCTTAGATCACTCATTTCTTTGGCTCTTGCTTTTGCTTTTTCATTGTCTTCTCGTTCATCATTTCGTTGGCTTTGCGATAACGTTGATCCTTCTCGTATGCCTGTTGTGGGGTCATTACCTTTGTCTGGGAAGAGGTTGAATGGTTTTTTATCGTGAATCCCTTGTGTGGGAAAAAGTCTTTCCTGTGTACTTTTCGCTTCTCTGATCCGTCGTCGAAGATCACGTATTCGCTGTTCCAGTCTATCTATTTCACTCCAGTCAGTTCTAGGTGGTGTAATCATTTTATTGATACATGCTAGCATATTAATATTTATTTGCTCTTCTTACGCCTAGGGCTTTTTTTGCTGGATATAAATCAATACTGACAGCATTGTTTTGGTTACCACCTAATATACGATAGTATTCTTTACCATCTTTTTGAATTGAACTTAGATAGAAACCAACATGTCCTTTCCAGTCACTGTTGCCTCTCGGAAATATAACCAAATCTCCTGCCATTGGTATATCTACTTGGATTCCCCAATTTAAAAAACTTCTAGCCATTAGTGGGGCATCATGATTGATATCATGTAGATTTTCCATATCACTTTCTTTTAATACTGCATTTACAAATGCCGCACACCATTCTGTCCAACGTGGGTCGACTCCTACATATTTTTTAAGTACAGTTCTATTTTGGTATTCATTGAGTCCAATATATTCTACTGCTTGATGTATATGTTTTGGGGGATTTTTAACTGCTTCACCGTCTACAATTATTGTTTCACAACTAAGTAGCAATAGGGTTAACAAGCAACAAACAATTAATTTATATATACTTTTTTCCTTATATAACACAAAACCTCCACTTGGGAGGTTTTGCTTTATATTACTTATATGATCTTGTCAGTATATTCTTGTCTAATCACTGTTTTGTTTAAGTTTTGGGCCAGCAACTATTTCTCCATTATTGAGAATTTTAAGCAATTTTAATTCAATCATACTGTCCAGTGTAGATGCAATTCCGTTCATTTTTCCTTGTCTATATCCTAGCCATGTACAAAATAAACATATTGCAACTGCGATATGACCTTCATAACCTGCAAACATTGCTAACTCCTATTTTTGTTATATACTTAATATAGTATACTTATAGTAAAAAGTCAAGAGCTTAGAAGCTAAAACTCATAGTTAATTTTGGTGAAATATCTCCTAAGTCGATATCGTAGTTTGCACCAGCTTCTACATCCATGCCATTGATATCCCATGTGTATCCACCGCCAGCATTTTTGAGCATGTCGTCTTCGTCACCGTTTAAGTATGCTGATATTGCTCCACTTGAACTATCTAATTCATAAGCAAGTTTTTCAGTTGATTCTGAATATGTTACAGCCATGCCTGCACCAGACATATCTACTCGACCACCCAGTGTGTATTTTTCAGTAACTCTATCATAGTCACCTGCTACTGTCATACCAAATTCACCCACATCAGTTGAATATGATCCTGCAATAGCTTCGATATCACTTACGTCATTTTTCCAGTCGCCGAATTCTACTGCAACTGCGGCATTGCCCATACTAACGATAACACTTTCGTCCATTTTTGGATTTGCAATAGTGTGTTCGCCTTCGGCGCCAATCCAAATATCGCCCTGGTCTCCAACTGAAACAGTTGTTTCACCAAAACTAGTACCCATTTGCCATTCGTTAACTGTTAACGTATCACTATCAATTGCTTCCAATGAAATTCCTCCGAAAGCTATGTCATTGTGGTTAATTCCTATACCAAATGTTGTTTTTGCACCCCAGTCGTCTGATGCATTTTCTTTAATTTCTACTTCTACTTTTCCTCCAACAGTTGGGCCAACAGGTGCAGTTGTTTCTGCAACAGCCATAGTGCTAAAAGCTGTAGCTAATAGAATAGCTAGTAAACGAGTCATAATAATTTCCTTGTATATAAAAAAACAACCAAACGCTATCTACGAGGTTGTCTGCTGTATTTACTTTATTTTCCTTATTATCGACCACATATTATATAGATTATACTAATTTGTGGTTTTTGTGCAACTATTCTGTTCCTAGGTCAGTTGCCAACCCGACAGCATTATGCCGCTAAGGCGTAATCTGAAGGTGCAAAGTTATCGTTTGCATTTAGTTTAAATGACCTATTACGCAGTCATCCGGTAAACTCCACTTCACTAGTACACCTGTCGATCCTATTTCGCCCCCATAAAAAGACTCTCGTCTAAAAGTGTTTTGGTGGAGGCGCCGGGTACCGCCCCCGGGTCCAGTATGTGTTCACGTTGCTTCAACGTTTACGAAATATTTATAACAGTATTATTTGATAATGTCAACTTTTATTTGTTCTCTGTATTGTTTTTGTTCTTTTGCATTTTGCAATCCAAATTCAAAATCAAATTCTTGCTGACATTTTGGACATGAATAATATGTTTGATTATCATATGATGTTTCACATTTTGCACATTCAACTATCACTTTTCAATTCTTTTTTGATATGCTTCTTCGAAGCCATCAATTCCATATACTGTTCTTTCATTGTTACCCCATAATCTTCTGAAGTATCTATCATAACAGGAAAGAATTGTTTCATCACTTACATTATATAAATGTCCTTTGGTTAACCAAAATATTCTGCATGCTTCTTTAAAATCTATATTCATTGTTATTAATTCTAATTGGCACAGGTGGGAGGAATCGAACCCCCGTCTTCAGTTTTGGAGACTGACGTGTTACCATTACACTACACCCATAAAATTAAAAGTTTAAGTAATTCGTTACTTTACTTTTTGCACTCCGATCGATACCAGTATTCCATTGTTGCTCAGGATTTATCTTCCACATAAATTCTTCTGTGTATGGAAAGTTGCACCAACTACTAGCACCGTTTGTTCTACTACCCAATAATTCACTTTCTAACTGTCCAGCTCCCCAACTTGAACTACCAATAATAATTCTGTAGTATTGCGGAAATCTATTTTCGTTCAATGTAGTAATAATTGCCTTATCTCTAGTGACACATAAATTTTCATTTATCTTTGTACTCTGAGCAAGCATAATATCTCTTGTGTGCAATACATAACATTGATTTGTTTCCACTGGTCCGCCATAATAGATATCAGCTTGAATGCCTAATTGTATACTTTTACGCAATCTTACTGAAACTCGGTTGTCTAATTTTTTATTAATGATCCAACCTTTAGCACCATCGCCGTCATGATTCTCTACATATATTACACTTTGATTGAAATTTGAATCTCCAAGTGTTGGCAAGCTACATAAAAATTGTTTCTTCATATTCATTTTTGTTTTCCAAAATCAATATCCATATTAACATCACTATGTGCTAGCGAGCGTGCCAATGCTTTAATATCATCAAGTAAAAAATTACATCTTACACTATCAAATTCGCCAGTCTTTTTGAAGCGTTCTCTATGAAGTTGTAATGCCTTTTCATGTAGCACTGCACATCTCTTATAATATTCTTCAACACTATGACTCATAATAATATCCATCTAATCTTTTCAATATTGTACACGTATTTAACTCTAATGTCAATAAATACTTGCACGGAGAGAGTGAATGGAAACAGAAATAATGAGTGCCTCTGGTGTGGGCTTAGAGATCACCAATTTGCTAATGCCCTTTATCAGTGCATTGCTACTTCTTGTCATTACATTATGGTTTAAAGACTTTGCTACTAAGATAGCAAAAGGTATGGCTTTCAAAATGAACAAAAGTTTTAACGAAGGCGACACAGTAATACTAGATGGACAAGATGCACTTATTGTAAAAATAGGATTAAGTGAAACTGTATTTGGTGTATACAGTGAAAAAGGATATACTTGGCGTTATGTTCCAAACGAACGTATTCCTATGTTAAAATTAGAGAAAGTTATTAACAAAGATCTCCACTTAGATACTGAACAAGAGAAAGCTGAAAAACTACAAGGATTGATTGACAGAAATCAAGATGTAAAAATAAGTGCTAATAAGGACGCTATTGAGGAGATCAAAAATGGTAAACGTAAAAAAAGAGTTTAGTTATAGAACAGCAGAACATTTTGCAGAACTTAGTAATCTAGCATACCAAGAAGAAAAACAATTCAAAAAAACTGCCTCTGCTATGGGATATAAGAATATCAAATATTTTAATGTTGATGGTGCCCAAGCATATGGTATGGCAAAAGATGATTACATTGTGTTGGCGTTTAGGGGTACGGAACCTACACAGTTTAATGATATAAAAGCAGACTTAAATGCACTTCATGTTCGCAATGAATTAGGTGCGGGTAGAGTACACAAAGGATTCAAACGTGAAGTAGATGATATTTGGGAACAAATAGAAGCATGGATAACCAAACGTAAGTTTACACAAGCCTATACCTGCGGACACAGTTTAGGTGGTGCAATGAGCACCATTGCTTGTAGTAGACTACCAGAAGGTACAGTTTGTTACAATTATGGATCGCCTAGAGTTGGTACACCCGGTTGGGTAAAGGAGTTCAATAGTAGATTTTCATTGTATAGATTTGTAAACAACAATGATATAGTTCCAAGAGTTCCGTTTGCATTCATGTGGTACAAACACGCAGGTGAATTACACTATATTAATACATATGGAAAAATTAGAAATGCCAGTGCTTGGCAACGTATCAAAGATAGATTTAGAGGATACAGGGCCGCTTTTAGAAAACGTCAATGGTTTGACAGCATATACGACCACGGCATGCCCAACTATATTAAACGCATTAAAAATCAAACAGATAATATGATTATTCTTTAGATTGTAGGTTCGTACACTGAGCCATCATATTTACTACCAGTTGCATTAGGGCCTGTTTCTACACCATTATTACAAGCAAACACAACAACGCAAAGAAAAATTAATATCCATACTAATCCTCTTTTTGAATAATTTATAAACTTTTCAAATGTTACTTCTGCTTCCAGTTGTGCTTGTTCTCTAGGATTTAGGTCCATTTGTCATCTCCTTGAGCATAATATTCATTTGGTCAATTTGTGTTTCCATTTTTTCAAGTCTATTCTCAAGTTGATCTGTCGCTATAAACGTTAGCACACCTGCAACAATTAACATTGTCCAAAAAATTACAGTAAAATATTTGTTCATTACTTGTTACCTTCCTTGTTTTTCATTCTAACATGTCTTGTAGGTAATGTGTATTCATTTTTGCCTAAATTTACAAATGCAGGATTTCCGTCTAGCCATCTTTTGAGTTGGCATTCATTGTCAAAAAACATTTCCCATGCTGAACCATTTTCACTATTAAAAATATTATAGGTCATTCAGTTACTCCAAAACAAAATAGTATAGGTGTCATTTTACAATATCTTGCATATTCTTTATGTCCTACACTGAGATAGGTCATAGCCATAGGCACTCCCAATATCATAATAAACAGTATCAGGAATGCCCAGCCTAAACCTTTAGTTGTACAGTAGTTATCACTCATAGTTGTATCCAATCTATTTTACCAACATAGTGAGCATCTAGCATATCTCTATAATCCATGGCATCCCATTCATTGTCAAATATACGTGATACAACTCTATCTCTAAAATATCCAACTATTTTAATCATGTTAATCTGTTACCTCTTAGTGCAAATATCAAACCGCCTACCCATAGAAACACATGCAGATTATCATAAAGTATGACATCCCACAAGCTAGCAGGTTCACCAACCCAAATTACACCAGTCATTATACTACAAATTGTAATACCACTGAATCGTGTAATTATGTCGCCAATATCTTCCCACCATTTAATAAGTAAACCACCAACTATTAGACCAATTCCTCCGCCTACTTCACCATAGCTGGCAAACCACCAAACAATGTAAGGTAAATCAAAACTTTCTGCACCTTCAACTGTCACAGGAAATTTACTCAAACCTTGTTGTAAAAACACTATTGCTAATGGTATTCTCAGTAACCAATGACTGAGACAAAACTCAGGCAGTCGGTCACCCACTGTAAGTAACTTTTTTAACATTATTTCTCCGTTTGTTTTGGGAGGCTGATTGCCTCCCATTCTTCATCTGTGTATGGCCACATTATAGTTCTCCAAGTAGTTTCTTGAAAACTTTTTTGCTTTTACCACGGATCTTCATTTTCTTAATGGCATCTAGATTGGACATATCATCTCCAACTACCACCAAAGCAATCATACCCATTGTTGCATGTGGAGTACACTGATACAAGTATACACCCGGAACATCAAATGTCAATGCCACTTCTTTGTTTTGTTTGGATTTTTTTGGTATATCCCATCCATCTGGACCTGCTAGGAAATGGACATTATGTCCTTTTGATGTTGGTAACCAAGTAATTGTATCACCTACATCAATACGTGCAATATCTACACTGTATACCATTTTTGCACCATCGTCTCTTTTGTTTAACATGTCGATATTCATGTCTTCTGCATATACACTTGGTGCTACTAATACTGCCATTAGAAGTGTAATAAACAGAGCTGTAATTTTAAGTTTTTTAAGATCTTTAGTCATTTTTCACCTTTAAGTTCTTTAATTTCCATCATTAATCTTTTAGCCTCTTCGTGATAGCCTAATTGTGTCATTTGAGCCGCGGCTCTACTTTTACTAACGACCTCGAATAGCGTTCTAAAGCCGTTTGCAAAATCCATTAAGAATCCCCCAAGGGGACTTACTATATATTCCATCGCTAATGTTGCCATTATATCCAGCCTTTGAGGTTTGGATTTACATGTCCATATACAAGTTCTTTTTGTCTTCTTTCTAAGTCAACCAAGTCTGTTGCTTGACTCAAATAGTATTCTTGTGGGGTTTGGTGTTCCCAACCAAATGTGAATAGTTTTTTAAAAAATTTTTTAATCATCTTATTTTCCATGTTCCTTTTTGCCTAAATTCATTCACGAGCCTATTGTATTCGTGTTTCCAATTATTTTTAAATTCTGTTTTACAGTATGTGAGTATTTCTAGTTCTGCGTTTCTAGCACTGTAAGAACCAAACATGCTCACAAGTGCATTGACTAAGTTAGTCATACCTTGTCTCCTTTTAATATTGTTTGGATGCTTGAGGGAAGCAATACCCCGGTCTGTTTCCGGCGTCACTTGTCTTTCCAAGTGCCACTCATTTTTTCTGAGCTGAGGTCGCTCTGTATGTGAACAGAACTGTTCACTGATATTTAGTGCAGTAAGGATGACCTAAGCCATGCTTTTAGTGCATGACGTATGCGTTATATTTGCACACCTAAGTTAGTTGACCAGTAAGTAATTGTGGAGTGCCTTTACTTCTATCATCAAAGAAGTCAAGTCCGCTGTTTGTTCTGATTTTGTTTGTCTGCATAAGTTTACGTGTTTGCTCTTCGTCGCCCATCATTACGTAATCTCCGTTTGCAGTATTGAACACCATAATTTTATCATGTCCTTCTTGATGCTTATAATACATATGAGCTAATACTATAAGTTCATCCATCATTGATTTGTAATTTATACTACCATCAGCACCTACACTGTTGATAAATTTGTCTGCCATACCTTTTGGTAATTCTATATACAATGAATTTATCATTGCAGACATAATTCTTTGTACGCCTGTTCTATCTGTATACTTTGAAAACAGTGCATTCATGTTGTCTACACCTGCCGCATTAAAATTTAAATTAGCATACTTGGTGCCTTTTTCTCTAGTGGGCCAACCATATTGTTTTAGTTCTTCTGATGGAATACCACTGTCAACCATTGCTTTGTACATTGCCATTCTTGCACTACTTGCATTTCCATATCCACTAGTTGAATACAATCTTCCGCCACTGCGACTTGCTTTACCTGTTGTTGGACTTTTTGCAGTACCGTCAGCTTTTACTTCAACACCAACACCATCTACAATAACTAAGTCACTTTTATCTGCTAGGTCTACACCTTTTCCTGTTAGTGCGAGTAAAAATTCACCAGGTCCTTGGTCTGGACCATATCCCATTGCACCTCTAAATTGTAAAGCCATTGGCTTAGCAAGTTGTGACATAATAGGATCTGCTTGTAATTTTTGGTATATATTTCCGCTTGGATTGTTTAGTAGATCAGAACCGTCCCAAAATCCTTTTTGCATTTGATTAAAAAATGCAACCTTTTGTTCAAACGGAGCATTTAGGTTCTGTATCATTTGTCCTAATTTTTGACTAAATCCGCCTTTGTCGCCTTGACTTATATTAGCAAGCACTGCCTTTTTGGCTTCTTCCATTATCTCAGAGCTTTTAAGGAAACTAATAACAGCATTCAGTTGTTGTGTATCACCGCTTTTTGTAATCTCATCAATTGCTTGCATTGCAAAGGCTTTGTCTGCTGATAAATCTTCTGCAACTGGCTCAGCTTGTTGTTGTGGTTGTTTTTTAGGCACTAGTTTCATAAGGTAGTCTTTTACCTTTGCAATAATCTCAGGCGTGTTTATCATGTTAAGAAGTTTTTTTGCTTCTTGTCCAGGATCTGCTTCTTTTATAAACTGCGTAGCTCGCATCAGTCCATGTCCACCGTCCACATGTCATTGCGCCATTCTGCAATAACTGGGTCGCCCATATTAAAGTCTTTGATTCTAACTTTTAAGATGGGTTTCATGTTACCATCTAGTTCTTGACTAATAATTTCTGCATCTTTCATGCCCATGTCAGTTCCGTAACCACTATTGATCACTTTAACTTGAATCATCTGTGCTTCTTCATTTATGCCAGCATTACGTTTTAATACATCTAAGTCACTCATAGCTATTTCCTTGTTACAATTATTTATCAGTTACCAATAGTTGTAGTTTCATATGTTCGATTGAATTGATTGTTGACTCGTATGAATGTAGTGCATTTACTAAGTTGTTTAAGTTTGTTAGCACCAACGTAAGTCAGTGTGCTTCTAACTCCACCTAATACGTCTTGTAATGTTGTAATTACTGGTCCTCTGTATGGTACCAGTACTGTACGTCCTTCACTGCTACGGTAATCTTTTAGACCTTCAAAATGTTTATCATTTGCTGTTCTACTGCTCATACCATAAAACTGTATAAATTGTTGTTCTTCAAAATAAGGAATAAATGTTCCTTCGGGTGTTTTGTATGCTCCACCTGTGGCAATATGTTTGGTAACAATTTCACCACCACCTTCATCATGTCCAGATAACATTCCACCTAACATTACATAGTCGGCACCACCTGCAAAAGCCTTTGCCACATCACCAGGGCAAGTACAGCCACCATCAGCAATGATATGTCCACCCAATCCATGCGCCGCATCGGCGCACTCAATAACCGCACTAAGTTGGGGATAGCCCACCCCAGTCTGTATGCGAGTCGTACAAACCGACCCTGGTCCGATTCCGACTTTGACGATGTCTGCTCCATTTAGTATTAACTCCTGTGTTTGATCTGCGGTAACAACATTACCTGCAATAATAACTATTCTAGGAAAACGTAATCTAAATTCTGCAACATATTCTATAAATCTTTGACTGTATCCGTTTGCAACATCAATACATACATATTTTAGATTATCTCCTACTTGTTCATATACACTGGCAAATTTTTGTTGATCTTCGTCTTTAATACCTATACTCATTGCTACATGATCACGTCTCCATGCAGGTGCATCTTGCTCGTCAAAAAAACCTACTAATTCACCAACACTATAGGTTTTCACCAAACATGTAAAAGTGTTAAGTTCACCTAATCTATCAGCCATTTCGAATGTGCCTACGCCATCCATATTACTTGCCATAATTGGTATGCCTTCGTAATCATAATTAATTGTATCTGGTATGTCTGAATGATAATTGCGAAATGTAAACTTACGTTTCATTCGCACTTCTTTTCGACTACCTAATGTGCTTCTTTTTGGTCTTATCAGCACGTCAGAATAGTCTAACTTGATGTCATCTTCTATTCGCATTGGAACCTCTCTCTTAGAGTTCTTCTATGTCCAGTGTCAACGGAAAACCTGCACTGCGACTAACTAAAATACTTTCGTGGACTTTTTGCTCAGCTACTTCATAGTAATATACGCCAGCTACACCTTTGCCATCATTGTGTACTGACAGTGTAATATTTTCTGCCTGTTCATCAGTTTTTGTGAAAACATTTTTTAACAATTCAATCACAAATTCCATAGGTGTTTTATCATCATTATACAGTATCACCTGATAACGGTTGGGCTTTTTAAAGTCTATTTCACTAGTTGTTTTGTCTTTTACTTCTGTGTCCATAACACTATTTACCGTGGTTCATGGGGGTATTTCTACCCCCACTTTATTTTATTTGATAGCGATTGTTTTTGGTTTCTTTTCCTCTGGAATGATTCGCTCTAGTTCGATATAAAGCATACCATTTTCCATTCTCGAACCTTGTACAACAATATCATCACTTAATGTGAAGTTTCGTTTGAAGCTTCTCTGTGCAATACCTTTGTGAATCCAATCCCATTTACCGGTTTCTACTTCACCTTCTGGATTGTGTGCAATGGTAAGCACACCATCAGCAACTGTGATTTCCAAATCTTTTTTGTCTACACCTGCTAGTGCAATTTCGATTTGAAACTTTTCACCATCTCTGATAATGTTGTAGGGAGGGTAACCTGTGCTATTAGTATTGTGTTCGATATATCTAAACATGTCGTCAAATACTCTATCGAATCCTACTGCATAGGGGGTTAATTTATTAATGTCGAGGGTTGTTAATCTATTCATTTGCTATCTCCTTTATTAAGCAAGATTAATGTTAAGTAGACCCATACTTGGCATCTACACTTTTATTTATCATGTGAGAAGCTAACCTTGGCTTCTCGCGGGCATATTACGGTGCCAACCTTTCTTGTTTGTGTTTTTCATATCTCTAGACGCATTCCATTTCTTATCGCATCTGTCTGACTGTAATCCAATTACTGTCAAGTTCCAACTAAGGATATATGTGAGTAGGGAGGATTCGGGTATACCTCCAAACCGTCGACCGAGATACCATTCTCAAAGCCAGGTAGCCTAGTTCCGCTCGGGAGAGCGATGTGGCACAACGCATTTCTGCAACCATGCCTGGGTACCACCCCTAACTAGCCAAGTTACACACTCTGGTAAATGTGCGTTTCCTTGCACTACTCTAACAAGACCGTCGCCTTATTAATACTTAATATAATACTTGTTGACCCATTTGTCAACCTTTTATTGCCAATTTTCTTTATTTTTTTCTTGTGTTTTTAACCAACGTTTACGTGCTTGTGCTTTTTCACGTTTTTTAATAACACTTGGTTTTTCATAGAATTCTTTTTTACGCATGTCTTTAACCATGCCTTCTTGATTCATTAATTTTTTTAAACGTCTCAATGCTCTGTTTACGTCGTTGTTTCTTACCTCAACATACAAGCCTGATCTGTCGTTAATATCTGAACTCATTGGTTTAAATCTTTTATTCATTCTTTCCTCATTAGGATACCAATCATTCGGTTTCCGTTAATGGCTGGTTTTGTGTCCCATGTTGCAGTTTGTACTAATTCCATGATACGATCCATGATACCAAAACCTACCTGTTTGTTACTGTTTTCTCTGCCTTTATATCGTATCACACATTTTACTTTATTATTTTTCTCTAAAAATTTAATTATACTTTTACACTTTGTATCAAAATCATGTTGGTCAATACCTAGTCTGAATTGCATTTCTTTAACAACAATTTGATTTTCTCTTTGTTTTTTTGCCGCTTCTTTTTCTCTGCGTTTTTGTTCATAGAAATATTTTCCTGCATTCAATAATTTTGCAACCGGAGGTTCACTCTTTTCATTTATTACAACTAAATCTATGTTACGTTTTACTGATAAATTTAATGCATCATTCTTTGATAATATTCCTATCTGCCCGTTGTCGTCAATCACACGTAAAGTATTATGTGTAATAAACTCGTTGACCTGCTTTACAGGTACTCTGTGTTTCTTAAAGTGTTTCAACGCCATGCAACATCGCTTCTGCATAATCGTCAACACTATCATAGACTGCACAAGTATTAACTGTATTTAAAATTTTCACTATGCTTTTCCTTTTGTTTTTTCGATTAAAATATATTGTAGATTTTTTCTTTGCTTGTAATGCACAGAAAAGTCCAAGTTCTGTAATATTGTCTAAATCAACAAATATTGTATCGCTAAATCTCATCATACTAATTATCCAAACAGAATTATTATCTTCTATTGGTCCGTTTGTATGATACAATGATATAGGTACTGTTTTAAAAAAATCATTATACAACAGTTCAATATCTTTTACAAAATTTGGATCACTGCTTAACACCGTGATTACTGGTCCTGCTTCGGGTAAATGCATGTCAGGAGGAGTAATAGTATAAATGGGATTCTCCCTCATATAATTCTAATCATCCTCTTTTTTATTATCCTCTGCTTTTTCAGCTATACTTTTTATTTTAATGCTTTTTATTCTCTTTGGCATAGCCGCTAATCTACCATCCGGTGAATATAGTTTTCTGTTTTGTCTCTGAGCCAATTCATCGTTAGTAAGTTCTTCATCAGCTCTGTTATCAGTATAAGGGTCATATGGTTCTTTGTCAACCGGTTTTTCTATTTCAAGTTCTTTTGCTACTTCTTCCAAAACTTCTGGGTCAGCTTTTTCTAACATGAACTTTAGTTCATCTTCATCTTCTACTTTTTCTTCAGCAAATTCATTATCGATGATTTCTTGGTCCACATCTTCGTAGACTGGCTCTTCTGGCTCAGTGGTTGACTGGGGCTCTGGATCGGGTTCATTTTGTACAATTGTTCTGCGTATTTGGTTGTCATTTTGGCTTCTCCATTCAAAAGTATATTGACTTGCTATTAACAGTAAAACTGCTAGTGGATCGAATACAAATATGATTGTAATGATAACCCACCTTACTGCTTGTTCTAGTATATCTCTATCTGCTTCTTCATATATAAATTCAGCAATGTATTTAATCGGACCTACTTCAGCTTCTAATTTTCTATACTCTGCTTCAATTGTATATTTTTCTTCTGTTAGTTCATCTATTAATTTGTTAGCATCTGTAATACGTAGACTTTGTGCATCTATAATTGCATCAATATCTGCACCACTATCTACTGTAATTTTTTCCCTTAACTGTTGAATTAATGTTTGACTTGCATTAACTTGTTCATCTGCACTTGCTCTTATCCTAGCAATTTCGTCTCTAGCAGTAGTTACTATTGGAGATTCAGTTGCACGAACTTCATCTATTTTAGCAAGCATCTGCACTTCTCTGTCTTTCAATGCAGGTATTTGTACATTACGTATATCACTTACTATAGTACTAAGTCGTGTACGTTCATTGTCTACTGTAGTTTTTGCTTCTATTCTTAATTGTGAGATTTGTTCTTGCAATTCACTAATACGTTCTTTTTGTAATCCAATCCATGTATTTGCACTACGCCTTGTGTTTGGTCCTGCTTGTCCGTCTGCATTTGAACCAATAGTAAGTTGTGCTTGTTTAATTTGTTCGCTTTCACCACTAGCAATTTGTCCTTCAACTTTTGCTATAGTATTTTTTATAGTTGCAATTTGTGCTTGTATTGGATCTATAGCACTGTTATCAACATCTAAATCTGCAATAGTTGCTTCGTATTCTTTAGCATTGTTATCTAACCGTACTAGTTCATCTGTAATTTTGGTTAATTGGTCTTCATATGGTTTGGTTCTATCTGCATCACTATCTCTAGCATCTGATATAATTTTTTGTTGTTCTTCTATTGCAGGTTTGATACGTTCGTATGCACTATCAATACGTTGTTGTTCTTTTTCTATTTGTGCATTGATATCATCATTACGATTACCAGTACTGTTTTCAGCTTCACGTATTTTTATTTCAGCTCGATCTATTATTGCTTGTTGTCTTGCTAGCTCAGTTTCTATACGTGCTACTTGTTCTACACTTTCAATACTAGCACTGGTCTGCTCTATGTGTGCTTTACTAAGAAAACCAAATATACCCATACTGGTAATAAACATTAGCACAACTACTGCGAGTGCTAGATAGTACCTAAGCCACCATTTAGCTCGACGCCAGTGTTTGTGTAACCATACTGCGGTTACAAGTTTACCAACTTCTAATGCTCCGCCCATAATCATTATAGGTATAGCCGCGGCGGCAAAAATAGCTACCAATCCTGCTATACTATAATATATTGCTACTGCACTAATACAAAGGGCTGTTATAAAAACTAATAGTCCTAAAAACAAATTTAATCTCCAAACTTTTCGGCATAGCCGTCTTCTATCATTTTCTGATTAACATCTGTTTTGCTCTTGCTTGCATCTAATGTAAAAAGTTTCCCCATTATTCTGCCAGCTTTACCTCGTTTATTCATAATTGTTTCACAGATGAATTCTTGACCTAGTAATTCAGTAAGTTTATTTTTTGCTACAATAGCATTACTCTTTTTGTCTTCATCTGTTGACCGGATATCATCTACATTAACTCCGTATAATTTTATTCTCTGTCTGATAGTTACATTGAAACCTAAGTCGATGACTGCATCAACTGTGTTTCCGTCTATCACTCTAATTGTATTGCATTGATATGTATACATGCAAAATCCTTTATCCGTTTATACTATTTATCGGAATTTGCCCTAGACTGTTGCTGATCTGCAAGCCAGGATTTTGCTTGTGGTCTACGTGGTGGTTCAGTTACAAATTTTCTTATGTTTTTTTCGACCGCCACAAAATTTTCCTTACGGTCTGGATCTTCCAAACCTCCGCTATTGTCTACTATGTAAAAATTAGCATTACCAAATAACTGCTGAAACTTCATCATGTTATCCTGCACTGCATGCCACATCTTTTCAATCATCTCTTCAGGTAATTGACGTGGTCGCATTTTATTTCTTTTTTGAGCCATATCTAAATTTGTGTTTACAAATACCATCATTGTGTCATAACCTAGTTGCTCTAGCTTTCGTTTTTGATCTGCTGTTTTTGCAACATCTTTGGCTGTGCCGTCAATTATTAAACCAAGTCTACCATCAATATAGTTCCCTTGTTTTGCTTTGGTTAAACGTTTTGCTTTTTCTCTAGCTTCTTGTCCTTGTGGACTTGCAACAACTTCTGGGTCACTTAGATCTAGTGGTTTTGGTTTTGCTAAACTGGCAAGTTTTTCATATACATCATCACTGTTTACTATTTTTAAACCAGTTGCGTCTGCACCCATCATACTATCCACAACAAAGCCCTTTCCTGAGCCAGGGCCTCCAGCTAAGAAAATGGCTTTAAAAATATGAGGATCGTTTGGACCCTCAGCTAAATTGTAGTTTGATATTACTTCTTTTACTAGCATAAGTGTATTTATGCTATTTTATACTAATCCCATCTGTAGAATATATGGGCACCAATTCTACCTATATGGTTCATACCTCTATCTCTGGTCCATCTAGGTTTGACATAACTTGCATGATAGTGTGTTGCACCTTCAGTTATACCTCTGTGTTTGTTGGCATACAAAATGCTACCTGCTACATACTGAGCAGTTGCCCAACCAGTTTCGTCATCTGGTATATCATCTTTGCCATCACAGTACCAACTGAATTGGCACAAGTGTCTAATAGGATTATATTTTCTTTCTTCGTCAGGTAAATCTGGATCTTGCTTTGTTTTCCAACTTTCTCTGACAGGTCCTTGATATACTACTTCACAAATAGTATCTGGATATCTATCATCTCTTACTCTATTGAGTACAACATCACTAACTGCATACATACCTGCAAGGTTATCGCTTCTTGTTTCATAATATACATTTAGTGCTAAACAATGTGCTTCTGCACTTTCAATTAAATCAGGATAAACATCAAATTCAATACTGTTTTCATCTACTGCAACCACTTGTACTTTAAGTAATTCAGGTTCTATATAATTTGTTTCACTTTGTGCTATTGAACTTGTTTGTCCTAAAAACACAATAGTCATTACAATTACGCCATTAAACAATAACGTAAGTCCTGTGCCGATAAATTTTAACATGTCTGCCTCTTAGTTATTTACAATTCGCCAAGACTGATTTGTTCCTTTATTCGACCATTTTCGTCAACTAATTGAACACTTCCGTCTTTGATTTTGCCACGTGGAATTAAATTAAATCTTTGTCTAACTATACTATTCATGTGCTTTACAGCCTGTTTTTTATTGCTGAATAGATCATAGTTTTTGGTTTGTATTCCACCATGATTATTATAAAATACAGTTTCAACTTCGTAAGTACTCATATTGATGCCTTTCTTTGTATACAATATAGTACTTCTTTTACTGATTGTCAAGAGTCTGAGGAGCATTTTCTGCCTCAAACTTTTCTACTATTGCTTTCTTTTGTTCAATCATATGCTCTAGCGAATAAACTGCCATTCGCTTCTCATCACTTGCACCTTCTGTCAAGTTAATGATTGCACTTTCAAGTGTTTCGATATCCTGTAATAGATCGTTCATAATGCCTCCTAATTAAAGTCTGCAGGGCGAAGCTCAACGGCTTCTTCTAATTCAGCATACATTGTATAGATATGCTTGACTAAATCACGTTTTACACTATCTTGAAGTGGCATACTCATTACGAGTGCATCAACTTCATCTAGTTTACTATCAATGGCTTCTAATGTATCTTGTACTGACATTAAGCAACTTCCTTCCAACCAACACTTGCACACACAAATTGGTCACCATTTTCATTTTCAACTACATCACTAACACTAACAGAATACATAGGAGCCAATCGTTCAATGTTTTCTTCTGGGCCAATGTTACCTACTTCAAATACATGATTAATATCATTAGCAGTGATGTTTGATACGTGTGTGTACCAATTGTTATCCATTGCCTTTTTAGCTAATGAACCTACTTCGTCTTTAGCGAAAGACATATCCAACTTGGTCATATGCTTAGGAACACTGTTATGTCCTTCAGCATTTACTTTGTCAACTTCTGCATCTGTAAGATGTATTTGATATAATTTGAATTTCATTGTCTACGACTCCTTATTAACTATAAACAGTATAGCATCAAGATGTCTTACTGTCAACCTTTTTATTCAGGTTTTTTTGTTAAATCTAAGTCTTTTGGAAAAAGTTCGTCGAATTCAATTGTAACTGTTTGTTTTTCATCAAACGTTTTTAAGTCGTTCCACAGCCGGTCGATTGCTTCATCTGTCCAGTTGTGTTGAATATCTTCATCTTCTACAATAATACTTTGAAACTTCTTCCATTCAAAATAATTAGTACAATCAATACTGTTACAAGGATCAAATCCTTCATCTATAATGTCTTTTAGTAAAGCAGTATCTTTTATGCCACTTTTACGTTTTGCTCGCTCTAGTGCAAAGTCGATTACATTTTCCATTAATCACACTCCGGAAATTTATGCTTTACTAATGCTTGAATTGGTTGTAGATGGCCATTCATATGTTCTGTAACATATTCTTTAGGTTCTTCAGTACCCCATCTGTATATGGCATTTTTCGCCATATTAAATATTTGTCTTTTATTAGCATTGATTAAAGTATCTTTAGGATCATCATCTCCTGTTTCGTCTAGATATCTTAATGCATATATCGCAATATCATCTACACTCAGCGGTACTTCTACCTTTGCTAATATTCTTCTACCATTGCCAGTGTCTTTTGACCTCATTGTTTTGCCTTTCTTTTGCCTATACTTCTAATAGATGTGCCATGACATCTCTCCATTAGTTCTTACATATAAGTAAGAGTTTATGGCAAGATGACTCGAATGTCAAGAAAAAAATTTACTTTTTTCTGACTTATTATTTATACTTCAATTTTTGTAATTCTTACTTTCCAATTTACTGTTTTACCAGTTTGACCTTTTACTCGGACCCTAAATGCATTTGCAATTACTTCAGCACTTACGTTCCAACCTGTATATGTGACAGTCCAATTTGTTGTATCTTGTGCTGGATCTAAGTTATTACCCGTTGCATTTATAGCATTATTTGCAGTATATGTATTAAGATCAAATTCTACTACATCATTTGCATTATAGCTTGACATCGGATCCCATGGAGTTTGTGCTAAATCTGCGGTGCCACTGCGTTGATAATCTACTTTACTGTTTGTTCCTACTATACTCTTTGTACCACTACTGTCAGTTACTACACCTTCAACTTTGAATGCTTGTTTTTCACCAGATGTAGCAACACCTAATGCTCGCATCTCAAAAAACCAAGTTTTATTTGCGGCTGGTTCAGGATATGCACTATTAAATTGTACTGCAAGGGCAGTACCGTCTGTAGTTTGTGTGCTTCCACTAACTAACACATCTGGATCACTGCTCAAATCTATAGTATCAGTACCTTGTGTAACTGTAACACTATTATCAGCACTTGTAATAGTTCTAAATTGAAATGTATTTGTACTACGTTGTTTGAATACTTGACTACCTGAACCAACATTTGAACTGGTTAGACTATCACTAATTTGTATTTCTGTACCACTAGAGGTAAGGGCTATACCACCAGTATTTGTTAATGTTCTAAACTGTAATTCTGATCCGTTTAACTGCTTGAATACTTGTTGACCAGTACCTAAGTTTATTGAACTTGTAAGTGTACCAGTATTACCAGTTTGTGTAATCAATTGCTTCCAATTGTTTACATCTCCAAAGTAACCTTCAATAGCATGTGTATCTGTGTTGTATCTTATTTCACCAACTTCTGTATTTGGTCTTTGTGCAGTAGTACCTGCTGGTATTTTTATAGCCGCAGTACCTGGAAATCTAGGATTAGAGGCAAGATCAATTTGTATATCTCCACCAGCACCATCTCCATTGGTAACTGAAATCTGACCTGTTCCGCCAACAACTTTTCTTGCTCTACTAACACCACTGTCTTTTACAACTATTCCACTTCCTGATTCAACATTTAAATTGTTTAAAAAGTTAAACAGTGTGCTTGTAGCTTGTTGAAAGTCAGTTACTGTTCCTGTATTATTAGTAGTTGTGTCTTTACGTGTAAAAATTGTAAGTATATCTGTACGAACAACAATATCGTCTGTTGAAGCATTTATACTAAGCATACCTGCTTCACTGTTTACTACAAATAAATTATTACCTGTATTATTAAAGTTGTTTATTACCGTTGTGCTACCTGTTGTTCCACTTGAACCAGCAATATTACTTACATCAGTAGTAAGTCCTCCGGCATTATATCCTGGACTACTAGGTGTTGTTGGACTGGATCCTGCACTTTTTCCAGTAGTTTTTTGTTCAAAATTTGCAGTATAACCAATGACATTCCCACAATAATCATATACAGGTATCTGATTGTTTATGTCAGGTGTAGGATCATCATCCCTTGCAATAATATCTAATAGACTTTGTTCAAGCAATAATTGAAAAATATTACTGTATTCAATTATTTCACCTTGTAATATACGGTTGCCGTTTGAATCATATTGATGTCCATCAGCACCTGTGCCTAAACTATACTGTACTGGATAACCACTTAGTCTATCATATAGACCTTTAAGTTGGGCAACCATTCTTGCATTACCTGCAACTCCACCACTGTTAGGGTTGTGTAACACTCCCATTTCTGTATTACAACCACTGTCAGGTGTACCAAACTGACTACCGCCTTGGCTGTAACTTCCTGATATATTGTTCTCAAAATCAATTAAACTTGAAATAGATCCTGTTACACTATTAATATCTGTTCTAATACTGTCAATTACACTTTGACCTAAATTACCAGCATTAATTGCACTAAAGTTATTTGCTATAGTGCCTAATATTCCTCCATTAAACACACTAGCATTAAATCCACCAGTTGCACTAATACAAGCACAGGTTTGTCCTGGAGCAATACTACCTATATTATCTATAAGTTGTTTACCTGCTCCTAAGAAACTACCCATTGCACGTTCTAACATATTTGGAATTGCAATTGGATCTACAGGAGTTGCACAAAAATTAATTAGATTTGCAACATTTTGTGCTTCTGCTAGTACACCATTTAGTCGACCTAGTACTTCATCAAGTTTGGTATGATCCATAAATGATTCCATACCAGATTGTAATTCGTTCAAAGCATCTTTTAGTTCACCTTGTAGACCTGGAATGTTTAGTAGTGCATTGATGTTACTGTGCATACAAAGTTGTATATTAGGTAACTTTAACCCATTACCACTTAGCATACCACATAATAATTCACGCAAAGTAAAACTGTACTCAGCACTAGCTACGATTTTAAGATTCTCAGATCCAGCGGCGTTGGTACCACTTATATGATGTCTAGCATCTAAGTACTCATTGATATCATTTAGTCCATTTGGAAAATCTTTAAAGCTCATCTATTTGATCCTGCACGTACATTTGGACTAGCACTACTTGCATTTGGGGCACAATGAGCTCCTCCTGGTATAGGACATAGTGCATCAGGATTTGCACTGTCACCATTTAGTATGATTGGAATGCCTCCTGCTCTTACACTGCCTACTGTTTCACTTGCTTTAAGTCCGCCTCCGCCATGAGTATTAGTATCGCCATCAGTACTTATAGCTCTATTGTTAACTCTAACGTTTGCTATTTTTGTTACTGTACTGGCACCACAACTACGGCTATCGCCTTGTCTGTGTACAAAAGCTGTCATACAACTATTTATAGTTTAAAATTGGTGTTTGCTGATGCTGGTGCAATGCCTGTAGTGCTTTGTAAATATGCATCTGATAGGCTTTTATTTGGTTTATTTGTTGTGACCACGTGTTCTTTTTTTATTGTAATTGGGTCACTGCTAGCTGTATCTATACTCATTAGCCATGGGATAAGCATTGCTTGTCCGTTTTGTGGATTAAGGGTAATTACACAGGGTTTTACAACTTGTATATCTCCCATATCACCGCTAATATTTGCTGGTTCGCTAGATTCAAATCTTGCTACTATTTCTTCACCTGTGCTTACTTTTACGCAAACAGTATCGCCTTTTTTATAATTGGATGTTATCAACATCTTTAATTTCTCCTACGAGTTTTTTTATTTGGTTAGGGTCCATGCGGACAAGTGCTTGCCCGCCGCCCTCTACTAGTAATTTACCATTGAAATAAATTTGAGGAATCATTTTATGACCCTGATCTAAAAGAAATTGTCTGGCTTCTTGATTAGTATCCACTCTAATTTCTTCAAATTCAATTTCATGTTTAGTAAGCCATTGTTTAGCCATATCACAATAACCGCACAATGGCTTACTATAAACTGTTATCATATTTCGCATCCACCTGCTACACATGCTAGTTCTTGTGAACCAACAGTCATATCTTGTGTTTCATATTTTGCAAGTAAACTCCAATCTACTTCAATCGGCATTTTTGCTTTTAGATCTTTGTACTCGTTTTCTGTACAATCCTGATAAGGTGCTTGCTTGTATGTATGCTCACTGAATGGTAAGAAGCTTACTCCTGACATCCAATCAAAGTTTGCATATACCCATGCTCCAACTTCCATCCATTCATTTTCTTTTACAGAAATAGTTACAGATGGTTTGTGTTCACACCAATGCTTTTGATATGCTAACCAATGTTCTAGTTGCTCTATAGCAGTCATGTCAGTTCTAAATGTTGCTTTTTTATCAACTTTCATTGGGAAACTAAACACACTGGTATGATTAGGATTCATTACATCATCTTCAATTGGAAATCCAGCTTCCTGCATATACATTGTAAGTGGATCTTTTTTGTCACCACGTACAGTTCTAATATAGTACTCGTTGTGTCTAGCATGAATACCACTTGCGGCATCTGTAAGCTGAGATACTGTACCACTTGGCTTTACACAAGTAATCGCGGCACTTACAGGAATGCCAATCTTCTTAGCAAGTTTTTCATTTGTTGCTACTGCTTTTTCTTTCAGCTTCACAAGCAAACTTTCTAAGTTTTTGTTTTTGTTGCTGGTCAATGGAGAATCCATAATACCAGTCAAACTAACACCCAACAATCTTTCTTCCGAACAATTGGCTTTCCAATGCTTGCTTAGATATTTAAAGTTTACAAGTGTAGATTGTAGTGTGCCTAGTATAGTTGCTAGTTCTACTTTTTCCAGTAGTGTGTCTTCTGTATCATTTTCACGGATCACAACTTCTGATAGGTTACAGAATTCTCTATCACGCAAAATAATTTCACTACATGGATTAGTTCCAAAAGATTGACCTTCAGTGTCTCTGCGTCCATTTCTCTTGGCTTGTACAGTTGCAGATTCTCTGTTAAAGATACCTCTTTCGCCAGACTTTGAATCATACAATGCTTTCCATTCGTCCATAAAGATACCAATGTCTGGTTTTTCTGTATATGCGGCTGAATTGTTAGCTAGAGCTCGCTGTGCGTTTTGCTCCCACCACTGACCAGCTTTTGCATGTCTCATTCTGTCGTCAGACAAATTTGATAGTGAGATCAAAGCTGATCTTCTTACACCACCAACTACTACGATTTCTGCAATTTTACAGACAATATCGTGGCATTCCAATGATGAAAGTTTTCTTCCGTTTGAACTTTGAAATGTTGCTACAACAAATTTAAACAAGCTATCAAGTGGATCTGGGCCAGATGCTCTACCACCAAATGTTTTCAACGGTGCGCCTGCTGGTCTTACTTTGCTTAGATCCCAACTTGGTATTTGTCCACTATAAAGCATGGCTATTAGTTCTTTAAGTGCTTTTGCCCATCCTAGTTTACTATCTGCTACTTGTATGCATGTATCACTATGGAAAAATTCTTCAGCTACTACAGGAAGTTGTGCTACTTCTTGTCTTTCTACACTAAAGCCTACACCAGTTCCATTCATTAATACATATAGTATTTCGTCAAATGCTTGTACTCGGTTGACTGCAACATACGAACAATTGTATCCTGCTATATTTTCTCTTTTTAATGCTTCACCTGCTGTCATTAGACAACGCATTGAAGGCATAATTTTACATTCTAAAACTGCTTCTTCTAATCTTCTACGCAATTTAGAATCTAATTTATATTCATGCATCTCCATTAGATGCTCTTCAAAAAAATTGAAGTATCTATCAATTGTTTCTCCCCAAGTTTCTCTTCTGCCTTTGTCTTCTAGCCATCTAGAATATCTACTAAGGTGGATAAACTCTTGATATAAAGTTGGTAAGTGATTGTTTAATCTAGCCATGCTCTCTCCTTGTTTTTATTTTGCATAATTTTCCGAGTTATAGACGAGGATGTCTGGTGTATGTTTTTCGCTCATTATTTACCTTCGTGTTTTTAATAAGCGAAGCCACAAAAAAATTTATCAAGATACTATTACATCTGCAATCTTCTTCTGAAAACTTATTGATATATTTTCGGTTGGTAGTGTACTTATACCTCCGTGTTCATAATTAAGCAGATACTTATTGTCAATCCATGAACATAATTTTTGTGTACTATTCTCCCTACATGTAATAAAGATTAATTCATTAGGTATGTTTTCATTTGCATAGAAAATAGTATAGCTCATACCTAAAGCTAAACTATTTTCACAAAAATCTCCACTGTGTATCATTTCCCAAGGTGTGGGCCATGTTTTATTATCTACAGGATCTATGGTCATGCTACTTAAAGGTGCCATCTTCCACCAATCCACTACAGTTTGACACACCGCTAAAGTATTGTTAGTGTCCAAACCTTTTCTAAATTTTCTCCACTTGCTCAGCCGAATACTTGGTGCTTCGTACCAAGCACCATTTATTAATTGCTGTTCCAAAGTTGATACGTATATTTAAATTTACAGATTTTGTTGTCAGCATCAGTATATTGTAACTTCATTGTGTTTGCTGTTGCAATATCGACGCCAAAGGTTATTCCTACTGCGGCAGTTTCAGTAAAGTTGTCATCAATTGTACTAGTGCTTGCACTTGTATCAGTTGCAAATCTTAGTTGACCCATTCTTACTCCACTTGTGCTTTCTAAACTATAGTCCATGATTACTGCATTATACAAAGTTGTATCAACTTGAAATCCAGTATCAGCTGAACTGCCATTGGCGGCGAGTTCAACACTGCTAGGAAGTGTTACGTCACTGTCTATTTCAATTTCACTATTGAATCTTGCAGTAATAGCACCTGTTGGAGCACTACCAAATGTAATTGTTGTTCCGCTTAGAGTATATGTAGAAGCATTTTGTTGTGTACCTGCGACAAAGATTGCAGTGATATTTGGTTTGCTTAATGATAAAGGAATAGTAAACTGTGTCAATACACCATTACCTGTACCGATACTAACACTATCATTACCAATAAAAAGACGTCTTACATCTTTAGCATAACCCATCTCACCCGGACCTAATAAAGGCAGATCAGAAAAGTTACCCTGTCTAATTCTTATTTTGCTTATTCTTGTTGTCGCCATTGTTTACTCCTGATACAGTATTTATGACAAGTTATAAAACTCTTCTACACGTTTAGCCCATTTTTCTGTCCAAGATTCGAATTCTTCTGGGCCAACTTCGAACAATTGAAATTGACATTCTCTACTACACATAAAAATTGCCGCTCTGTTAATTTTTGTTTCAAATACTTCGTTGTGTGCCATACCATATGCCGCGGCTTGCATAAAGTAGTCATCAATCCATTCACGTTTCTTAGGTTTGTTTGTTTGTTTAAAATCCATAATGTGCGGTTCACCTTTGTATACACCAACCAAATCAGTTGTGCCTGCATACAATTGTGGATAACACAAGTTTACCTCACTACCCCATACTTCGTCTATATCTGCTTCTATGTTTTGCTTGACAGTATCAGCCATCATCTTTGCTTGTAGGATACTGTCGCCTTCATACTCTTCGTTCTTTACCCAATGCTCCAATATGTTATGCATTATTGTGCCAACATTAGCGGCTTCGGTAACTATTCTTTGAGCATTTTCTTCGCCAACCCGTTTCTTCCAACGATTGAGGGCTTCTCTTTTTTCTTTGGGTTTGGTCTTATCCAATATAGTTGTAACACTAGGTACAGGTTCACCATAGGGATTTTCATAGAGACGTTTACCATTTATGCTCTTTCTTTTAAATTCTTTATAAGGATAGGGTGTAGTAATTTTTAACATAGTGTTACTATAGCACCAGCACGATTAGTTGTCAATGCCAACTTTGCCATCTTGGGTCAAAATAAGCTAAAATTATTGAGAGTATGATACAAATAATTGTAGCTTGTTGGTTCCCACTAAGTGAGTTCCACCATAGTACAAATTTAATATGTTATCACCCATTTAAAATTTTTATTGGTAGTTGTATTTTTCAATCTTTCGATTGTGTATCCTAGGTTTTCAAAATAGTTTATTACTTGATTCATTTGATCTGACTTTGCTCTATCTGCTACAGTACCTGACCATACATTATAATATGCAACACTATCTGGATTACTTGCTGTATATGTTTGAGCAGTAAGTCCTAATGCTGTATTTGCTGTGCCTGCTCCTATTACAACTGTCCATGCAGTTGCCGCTGGTGCAGTATATGTAAGTACAAGATTATTGGCGGCGTTCTTACTGGCTACTAGTCCTGATACAGCCGCATCATTGATATCCGAAATGACTGCATTTAAGTTTAGACCACTTGTGCCTAATGTAATTGTAACTCCAGCAATTATTAGTGTTGGTGTACCTGTAATAGTTGGTGCCGCCGCACTACCTGTAATAGTAATTGTGGGTGTTGATTCAGTCATTGTTGTACCATCTGTTATTGTAGTTTCATACAATCCATTGCCTGCATCCGTGATAACCTGTTTCATTAATGCTTGAGTTTCGTTAAAAATTGTTAGGTCTGCTCTAGCAATTGTTCTTGCTGATGTCTTGTTAATAAAGTATGTCACAGTTTATCATCCTTTTGTATTTGTTTCTTAGCCATGTTTGCTACAGTTTTGTCTTCTGGACCAGCATCAGAACGGGGTAATGCTGTATCCAGTGTAACATCTTTTTTATTGCTAGTACCTACACTAGTAATTGTTGGTAACATATCAAGTAGACTTTGTATGCTAATACTATGGCCCATAGCACGAAGTTTTGTAAGTATCATGTTTGTTGGTATTTTAACTTTGCCATTGGCTTTTGCCCTAGTGATTAATTCTTCTAGGTCATTTAAAATATCGCTTTGATCCTCAATTAAAACTTCGTTTATAAGCATTATGCCATTACACCTCTAGGCTTACGAGCTCGCTTATGTATTGGCAATTGTGGATCACTCTGTGGAGCACTTGGAGCCCCCGGATTACCAGTGCCAGGAGTTAACATAATAGGTGCTTTAGTTCTAGCTGGTTTGCTCTTACCTCGCTGTGGAACATCCATTGGCACTGGTGGTACCATTGGATCAGCAGGATCTGCGCCTGGTAACTTACGTCTTTTCATGTCTAGTTCACTAATAACATTTATAAAATCAGTCTGAGACATTTGGCCACTCTCAACCATTTTAAAGAGCCTGTCTTTACTCTCTAGAAACTTTTTTTCGGATAGTGCTTTGCCCTCCATATCTGCTAGAGCACTTTCACCTTTTAGTTCTCTGCCTACTGGATTGTCTTCACCTGCCGCGGCATCGTCAGCACCAAATTCATCATCACCTTCTATATCAGCTAGTTCAGCTGGTGCTTCATCGCCCATATCATCTGCAGGTGCATCCATACCCATATCAGTTGGCATAGCTTCTTGAGGAGCTTCTCCTCTTGCTGTTAATGTTGCATTTTCTACTGCACCTTTTGCAGTTTTCATTGCATCAAGTAACTGTGCAAGTGCACCATCTGCGGCATTGTTGTATGCTTCTGCTTGTTCAAAACCAACTTGCTCTTTCATAGCATCTACAATTGGCATTAGTTTTTGTACTTGCATTTCAGCTACATCTTCTACCATACCTTGTAATTCGTCCACTAACTCTTGAGCGGCTAGCATTACTTCCGCTTGCTCTAAGTCGTCTTCCATTAAAACGCTTTCTTTGGTTTTCATACGCTTGCCATCTGCTCTAGCAGGTGCAATTTCACTCAAATATGTTTTAATTTGATGTGCTATTAATCCTAATTTGTTGTATTGTGGATTTTCCCAATACTTTAAATCACTTTCTTTTATTGCTATCATTTTAGCATTTGTTGTTGACAACATTCTATTAAGCGAATCTGTACTCATTTCTGATAAATCAACTTCGTGTTTGAAAGTATCAGCAAGAACACGATTCAACTTCTTTATATTATGCTGTGCTGAGTTTAAATCATTTAGATACATGTTTCTATTCCCGTTCCTTATATTGTATTTATAGTTTTTGCAATATTTGTTGTTTTGCATTTTGCAATCTATTCTGTGCCGCACTCATCTTTGCCAGCATCACATCTTCATTTATAGACTTTTTGGCTTTTGTTTTATACATATAAACTTCATACAATGCATTATTATAATTAAGGTCTGCTGAAATTAAATCCTCAACTTTTTTATGCTTGTTAAGCATAAGATTCTTTACAATACCCATTGCTGTTTCAAAAAGTGCAATGTCTTTGTGTATGATTTTTTTATCTTCACATATATTGTAAAATCTTTTTTGTTTATCAGCAAACCTTTGTAGTACTATATCAATACGATAATTCTGTACACTTACACTGTTTTCAGTAATTTTTTGATTTATTGCAATATTTAAATCAACATCTTTTTCTGCACGTTCTGCTACAAGTTTTGTAGTTTTATCTACACCTTGTAGTTTTGATAATATGTTGTGCATTGCTTTTGTTTGTTCGTCCATGACTACCTCACCATATTGTTCATATTAAGTTTATACGTCACTTGTTTTTGGTTTATGTCTTTATCCAAAATTCCTCTAGTTACAAGATTACTTGCTATATAAGTCTCACGTTCTGATAGATCTTTTTGTTCAAGTATTGTGTTGTCCTTGAAATGTTCGTCTATAAATTTATTTTCTCTGGTATTTAACCATGTCATTATACCGCCTTTGGTCACTACTGTTTTCATTGTTGATTTCCTGCGGGTTGTGGATTCAGTATTCTCTGAGGAATACCTGTAGCCATTTTACGTGCAAGTCTTTGTTGCCTACGCATTTGACTTGCTTGTTTAATTTGCATTTCTCTGTTTTGATCTTGGCTACGATTTTGAAATCTTTTGTTCATATTTGCATAATCATCTTGCTGATCTCTTCCTAAGGCACCACCTGGTCTCATTCCATATCTTTCTTTGACAGTGCCTGCACTATCACCTACTTTTTTTCCAGGGGCATTATAGATTGTGCCGCCTTTTTCTTTTTGCATTCTTCTCATGGATTCTTTTGAACCTTTGGCAACATACTTGCCATCTATCACTAGTCCGTACATTGTAGATTTAGGAATTGCTTCTACTACATCTTTGCTACCGCACCCACAACCTTTTTCAGATACTTTTTTCTTTTTAAGTCCATCACCTTGGGTGTGTAGTGGTTTATTACTGTATGCTGATTCTTTGAGATCATAACAATTACAATGTTTACATGTATTATCACATGTACATTCACTTACAGGTGCACCACAACATTCTTTACTGCACATCAGCACTCCGTCTTTTTCCCAAGTTTTATATTTTGTATACTTGGTTGGAAGAATGTCCATTATCTTCATCTTTTTCTCCTCAGAGGCTTGTTCAATCTTTTTAATGCTCTACTAGCTGGATTAAACTTTTTGGTACGCTGTGCTTTACGAGCCATACGCTTGCCCATCTTATTTTTAGTCTTTCTAAGTGTTAGACGTTTTTTAATATCAATTGGGGCACCACATTGTCCGGGCTTGCTTACAAGTCTTCCTGCTCTTTGACCAACTGTACAGCGGTACTTACGAGTAAGATTTTGACCTTTTCGTGCCCAAACTAACTGTGATTCAATCACATTAGTAATATCCAGTTCATTTAGATTCATAAAAGTATTTATGTGAAATTAAGACATCAACAATACGACTATTGTTGAAAGGATCCCTGCGACCACAGTGGCGGCGGCACCCAACATGATTTTGTTGGTTGATTGATGATTTTTTACGTTTTCGTCATGCATTCTACGCATTTCAGCGTGAAGGTCTTTAACTGCTTTTTCTACATTTTCCAGACGTGTTTCCAATCCCTTGTACCTTTCTGCACAAAGATCTACATGAGCTTCTAAATTTGTACGTTCTAAATCCGTGGTTGACATAGTTCAGCTTTTTGTTTTGCTACTCGTGAGCTTATTACTTTGCTTCTATTTTATGTTTGCCTGATTTTTTGCCTAAATTGTGCCTACGTAATATTTATTCTACCTGGTGGTTATATTTAAAATACAAGTTTATTAATTTGTTATTGAATGTTTCAAAACTTTTAGTCCTTAGTTCTGCTGTTTCTTCTAAATTTGTATACACAGCAACACCATCACAGTCATTTAATAAATGAAACGTTTTTTTACCCTTTTTGTTGTACACATCATTATGCTCTGTACTAAAGTTTAATTTCCATACTGTATGTAGTCCTTGATATGCAGATCCAAACCCATATTCAGCTATATCTTGTGCCATAAGCATAGATACCTCTGGTTCAATAGGTTGACTACGTAATCCTATACTTTGTATTAATGTGTTCAAGTTTTGCTGTTGATTAGATTGCATAATCTGATCTTTGTATTGATTAACGTTTGTGTTTGTTATATCGATTAGTGTATAAGCACTGTAATAAAACACTAGAAGGATTTACCTATGTCATCGACACCGCCCATTACAGTGCCCTTCATTAATTGTTTACCTAAATAGTATGAACCTGCTAATGTTGCACCAGCAGTAGCTAATGCCGCTAGTGTGTCACTGCCACGCATCTTAGGAGTTTCGGCATTGTGTGCATTACGGATTTCTAGTCCTTGACTTCTACTAATATCACGTACATAGCTATACATTTCACTTCTTAATGCTTTTGTTCTATAGAATTGTAAAAGTCTTGTGATTACCAATTGTTTTTGCATACTGTTCAGTCTGGGCCAGTTTTGTGCTAGTCTTCTAATACTTCTGTAGTTGCTGTTTTGAATATCCAATCCACGCTCTAGTTTTAAGAAAAATGTTTCCGGTGATATAATTTTTCTTCCTTGGCGCATGAAATTTAAAAATTGTTTAATTTGCTGTTCAGGTATATTAAATCTACTCAGTTGCAGTTCGTTTTTTTCTCCTGCATCAGTCATACCATTTTTTAGTGCGGCTAATGCAACATGTAAATCTGTGCCACCTTGCATATATCTAAACTGTCCGCCATATTTCATTGTTCTTTGTGCATAGCTTTTTGCGGCTACAGCAAAGTCATATTCATTGTACAGTATGTACATTGTTATCATATTCATAAATGCTAGGTCTGCCATATCACGTGCATTTGTACCTTCGACACGATTACGTGATCTAAACATCTTACTTTCATTTAATGAGCTTATAAATTCATATTGTTTTGTCATACTAATATTTACCTAATTTGGTGTCCACTTATGACGGGGAACCAGTTTAATTTTATCTCTGGTGGCTACATAACCTTCACCACCTGATTGACCATCTGTACTTGCTGTAACGTCAGCACCTGCGTTGTCCAATTGGTCAATAATATTGTTTTTAATTGTTTGTATTTTTACAACAAGATCCAATATAGCACCTAGTCCTTTGTCGTCACCTGCCATAAGTTTTGCTTGCTGTCCTGCACTGACCTTGCTGGTTTTTAGCCAATCGAAAAATCCTGTCCTGAGTTGGTCTAACTTACCTTGCTTGGTCATTTGGTTAACATAGTTATAGAGTATTGCATCTTTTCTACTCAGTCCCTGCTCCGGCGCTAACCAATTGTTTATTATTTGTGCGTTCGCATTTGCCGTACTAACTATATCCTGAACTGCACTTGTATCAACTTTAGGTTGATGTGTTACATATGTTTGTCCTAGTACAACTACTGCATTACTATTGATACTGTTGGTGTCTTTGATCGGAGTGCCTGTCTTATCTCCAAATGCATCATGGTATGTGTGTACCACTACACCTACTTGACTGCCTGCTATACGCTTGCCTAACGCACTGTTGGGGTCAACAGTGTATGTAACTTTGTTAGGTGTAAATTGTAAGCCTGCTTGTGAACTTGTTACTGGCTTACGTGGAGTATACAGTAAATCTCCGTATACATATCCTTTCATGTCAGTGGGTGTGTTGGCTTCTAGTATCTCAAACACTCCTGCCATTTCTCCAGCAAAGTCTTTACGCCAATCCTCACCTTTGCCTGTGTTCATAATAAAATCTTGTAGTTGTCCACTACTGGTTGTCTTTTGTCTACCCCAACCATTTTTGCCAGTCATTACAAATTGACCGTTTGGTTCTCTTCCCCAAAATATAGTTGGATTGCCGTCCCACTTGATGCTAACGTCTTTTGAATCTTGTCCTAGTCGTGTAAGTATCTCTGCGGCTTTTAGTGCGCCTTTGCTACCTTCAAACGTAACTAGATCTTCTAAATGATTGTATTCTCTACCTTTATCAGTAGCTTCTGTTAGAAGTTCACGAGCCCGCATTACTCTACTTCCTCGATGTTACTTGGATCAAAAATTACAATACCGTCTGCTGGCTTATCACTTACTGCTCCGTCAAACCCTAGGTCTTTGAGTCCCATAGTCATCATGCCACCATACATCGCATCGTTGCTGTATTCCCAAGGCTCAAAACCCATTTCTTTTTTAATTGCAATTACTTCTGGTCCTTGAGCGTCTGCCATTTTAAGTCCTGGTTTTACTTTATACTTTTTTACTTCACCACCGACATGTTGTGCGAATGCTTTTGCCATGCCTTCTGTCCATGTAAGGTAAACTCCGTTGCCTAATGCTCCTAGTCCAGTGCCCTTGCCTTCACCGGCAGTACCACGATAGAAAACACCGCTGTTCTTTGTCATCAAGTTGTCCCACATTTGGTTTTCAATTAAGTGATGAAATCTCATTAGTCAAGCTCTTTCCAACCTGGATCATCTCTAAGATCAGCCAAAAGTGCATCTCCTGCTTCTTTACCCAATGCTGAAAGAATACTTTCTACACTGCCTAAATCTTGTCCTCGGGCATTAGGGCCTAACAAACGTTTGGCTATATCATCTAAATTACTACTAATTAATTCGTTTGTATCTCGGTTAACAAGTCCTTTATATGGTGACCACTTCATACCTTTCTCTTTAGCTAACTTAGCTATAGTAATCATTTTGTTCACACCTTTAAACTTACTACCTTGTGGAATGTTGTGTGTATGAAACTTACTAGCAGTTTCTGCATTTGCAACTATCATAATATCAATTTGGTGTGTGTTATCACCAATAGGAACTTCTACGTGTACACTTGTACCGCTTTGTCCTGTATTGAATCCTGCTAGGTCAAATTGTTGTCTAAGTTTTTTTCTTATTACTTTTGCTTCTTGGTCTTGCATGTTAAATGCATTTTGTAAATCAGCAAGGTCTACAATCATATCTAAGTCTCCACTCATCTTACCAGGAGTTGGAGTAGCACCACTACCAATTGGAATTGCTTTGGTGTTGGTCTTAGCTAGTACACTATTGATTTGTTGCATTAAATTTGGAATAATTTTATGATCGAAACTTACACTATCAGGAAAAATATTGCCGCCTTCACGTATTGGCTTATGTAAGCTATCGCCTATGATTCTTTTTATTCGACTGCCACGTTTTTTACGTTTCTTAGTCCCGCTTATTATGTCTTTTATCTTCATCGACTTTACCAATACCTCTTTGAAACTTACGTGGATCTTTGGTTCTTATTGCATTTATTAAACGCTTGTTCAAATCAGCCGCAGTTTCCACATCAAAACTTTCATTGATCATATTGATTAAATTTATTGCTGTCACAATAATTTGCTGACCATTTGATTCCACAATATGCTTTTTGTCACGTTTTGGTGACATAGCATTTATTTCTTCCAATATTGATCTCGTTTTACGCTTCATCTTAGTAGTATTTAGTAAATATTGTTGCTGGAGCATTGGTGACTAGCACTTATGGCATTTGCGTATTTTTTGATTCTCAACTTAGGATCCGTTAACAATAAGAGCAACATCATCAATGGCATGCAAGCACAAAACACAGGCTCAAAATAGGCTCATATTAATGACTCAACTTTAAAATACAGTGCTTGTAGTTCAGAATCATAGTTAAAGAAAGATAAGGTACACTGCACCTTTGCTTCAGCACATTTCATATTCAAAGTTTTGACAATCTTCATGTTTCGCAATCAATTTTGCTCCATTTTTTAAATGAAACTTTCTTGCCATTTCTGTTAGTGGACTTAACGTCACAAATCTTTTTACCCAAGGACGTTGATTTTTAATACGCTCTGCTACTCCATTTACTATTTCCCTTCCTGCTCCAGGTTGATAACTCCATACTGTGTAAAATACAGCAGTATTGATTCCTACCCATTTCATATCATTTTCATTTGTTGGAACTTCGTCTGTATATGCAACACAAATCACTGCCGCAATTTGCGAATCTTTTTCTAACACATAAACTTCTCTTCCACTTCTTGTGCGCCATTCTTTGCTTATGTGGGGTCTTACTGGATCTTTTTCTATATGTTCCAACTCTTGTTTAGTTGCTAATCTAATCACTGCTTTTCCTCAATAAACTTTTTAATCTATCAGTTGCATTTACTTGTGGATCTGCATCCATATTGTTTTCAGCTACAGTTTCACCTGCTGGTGCTACTGTGCTTTTTGTTTTAAGCTTCTGATATATACTGGTTACTCCGCCATCATTCTCTTGTTCATCTTCATCTAAGTCTTCTATCCTTAAACTATCCATGTTGAACTTGAGATCCAGTTTACTGCCAACACCACTGCTACTACGTGTTTTCATAAACTGAATTTGTACACGACCACGCTCACGCATTGCTCTACTACTAAAGATACCAATTAAATTATCTGCTGTATTAATTTTACTAATACCTCCTGCAATATGGCTATGGTCAAATTCTATTTCATCTACTGCACTTCTATTCAACTGCGAAGCAGTCACAAACAGAATATTTAATTCTATTGCTAAGTTACGTAATTCTTCACTAACAAATTTGTCTTTTATAAACTGATCACTTGGATTTACTTTTACAGTTATTGGCATCATTAAATCCAAATAGTCTACCAACAACGCATCTACTTTTACTTCATTTTGTATTTGAAACTCTTTTAAGTATGCTCTAATATCATTTACTGTACAGCCATTTTTCATTTGTACAATCTGTAAACCACCAGCTTTTTTACTTGCCATTTTAACTCGCAACTCAACATCACTGGCATTTTTCATTACGTCTTTAGTACCCATACCAGTAAGCATAGCATCAAGTCGCATAGCACACAGTTCTTCACTAAGTTCCAAACTTATATATACAACATTCTTGCCTTGCAATGCCCAGTTCAATGCTAAATTTTGCATAAACAAACTTTTACCACTGCCCGAACCACCTGCAAATATATTCAGTTCACCTGTGTTGAATCCACCATACAATACTCTATCAAATGTTTCCCAACCTGTTGTGTTCTGTCCTCTGCTATCTTTAATAGCTTGTATACGCCCTGCGGGGTCTTCCCAATAGTCTGTACCAAAATCTTTTGCTAGTCCTATTTCAACTGCTTCTTTTATTAGTCCTTCTACAGTTCCATACTCTTTGCGTTCTAGTTTATCTGCACTTGCAAGTATTGCACCTTCTAATGCTTTGTGTCTACAAAACTGTTCAAAATTATCCATAAACCAATTTCTATGTTCATCATTTACTCTTGCTTTTACATCTTGAACATCAACACCACTCACAGCCCGCACTTGATCCAACATAGGAACATCACTGTATTCTTCAACATGCTTTTGTATAAATTCTACTGTATCTCTAAACTGTCTATCAAAGTAATTGCTTTTTAAAATAGCATTACAACGCACAAACAAGTCCTTGTCAGCTAACAAGAACTCTAAATAAAGTTTCTGTAGATCGGCGCTGTAGTCTTCACTCATAATTCACCCATCAATTTTCTTTCTATATAATCTTCCATAGTATAACATTCTATACCAATAGTGTCAAGTTTACCGTTTACATAATGATTATTATGTTTTTCGAAAAAATAATTGAACCAAACAAACTTTCCGTTAATCAAATGTGGTATCCATGCATATTTTTTATGCCATCTAACTTGTTTAGTAAATTGTTTTCTCCACAACATCCATTGTTCATCTGTTACAGGTTGACTTTGCCAGTATCCTAATCTTTGTCCGAGAGGTTTGTACACTTTCTAATATACTCCTAACTGTAAACAAGCGACCATATCTTTCTACTGCATCACTTGCATCTTTTATATCATGTTCCCAAGGAGGAAAACTTACATTCCATCCTCGCTTAATTGCAATATTTACTGTATCTATACCTGCTTTATCAAAATCAGGAAGTAATATTACATCTTTGCCTAAATCTTCTATAATAGCACACTGAACCTTGTTGGGAGTATTTCCTGCAAGTGCAACACCACCAACATGCAAAGCATCAAATTGACCTTCAGTTACAATAACTTTATCATGTTTAGATTGTGCATCTAAATTGTACACAAAGTTTTTTGGCATTTGATTAAAATATTTAGGCATTGTATCAGGTCTATCATCTCCTACCCAACGTGCAGTATATCCAACTATAACGCCTTTGTAAAAAAACGGCAGTATTACTCTACTTGCAAAATGCATAAATGGTGACCAATACCAATGTTCATGAAAGTCCAAACCACGTTTCATTGTGTATGTACAAGCCAGTGCTAATTGTTCTAGTTGTTTTTTATCTAAAATGTCCAAAGGATAGGCTCCAATTTTATAACTGTTTGGAGGCAATTCCATTGGCTGCCAATCTATTTTAGTTTTTGTTTCTTTTTCTTGTTTTATAAATTGTTTACTGATATCTTTGCTGTCTTGTTCACGTAACAATTCTAAATTAATTCTTTGTATGTCAGATTCATCAACACCAAATGTTTTTAACAAACTTGTAAGTTTACCACCTATACGTCTGTCTTCACTCCATCCAGTTTTAAATCCACAATTAAAGCAATTGTATTGAAATGTATCATCTTTAAACATAATACCTCCACGTCCTCGGGTATCTGCTCTATGACCACGCTGACTACACATTGGACAGTTGCCACTAATCCACCCACTTGGAGTATGCTTCCAACCAACAGGCATGTGTTGTCGAATAAATTCTAATACAATCATATTATGATATTAACTTCTATATATGACTTTGTCAAGTGTTCCTGAATTACTTGCATCGGGTGTATGTACTAATCTAACAAAGGTGTACATACCAATAAATGTGTGATAATCAACTATTGTGCTACTACTCACTGTGTAACTTTGTCCTGGTACATCAAAAAAATCAGCACTTGTTGGTTGTAAACTTAATGTTGCTTGCATTTTATACGTACCGGTGTAGTTTGTTAAAAATACTTGAACTGTGTTCAAACCACTTGTACTATTATTTTGTGCAGGTCCAGTCATTCTACCGCCTACTCTATCATCACCAACAGGATTAAAACTACTTACAGCTTCACTTGGTCTAAGTTCTGCAATTGCACCATCTTTAATTTCTAACACAAAGGTCATTCGATGATTCAAATCACTTGTTCCACCATAACTTCCGCTGGCTCCTGTAATGGTATAAGTAATTATAAGATCATATAACTTAGCATCAAGTGCTTCAGTTTCACCGTGATCTAACTTGAGTACAAGTAATCCCTTATCATAATCTTCAGGGATTAAATTTTTAGTAAGGACAGTTGATTTTGTTGTCCTATCAAGCACAGTTGCAGTGTAAGTTTTATTATGCAACGATTGAGGTTTACCATCTGTATTTTTAACAAAAAAGTCGAAGTCAACATTAAGTCCTTTATATGCACAAAGATATTTGTGATTGTCAGGCCCGTAGTAGGTAGTGCCACGTCTTTGTGGTATAAGTATTTCTGCTCGTTGATTGTAATCGTAAAGTGTTCCTTGGTACATATGTCTAATCCTTACAAGTATTTATTTGGATAAGTAAAAACAATGAACAACGTTCCTAAAAAATATCAAGATTTATTAGATGAATTTCCATTTTTAACCCTTGTTAAGTACGGAGGCAATGAATATGTTGGTATTATACAAAATAAAGATAACAATTTGGTTAGTATGTACAATTACGAAAGTATTAAAGATGTAGAAGCTAAAATGGAGTTCTTAGAACTAGGCGAAGAATGGTGGTGGGGAACTAATCGTATGATTCCTATCAATATCATTTTTAAGAATGCTTTCGAACAGTATAGAAATAGTTTAATCACTTTTAGTATAAAAGATTTTGAAATACTACATGGACCTTGTATTAGTCTTAGTGATATAATGCAAAAAAGAGTAAAAAGACGTAATATACAATTGATTAGAAAAATCTAATAACCTAACTGTTCACAAATTAAATTTATATGCACAATGACTGCCATTGCATAACTGACTGCATGGGCTTTCTTAAAGTAGTAAGCCTTGTTATCATTTATGGGTTTTACCCAAACTTCTTTCATTATAGTTTGCCACCCTTTGTCCTGTAGATGGCGTTTTGCTGGTCTGATTATTGCTAGTGTTGCCGCCAATTGTTCTACAGACGTTGGTTGCAATTGTTTTAACAAGCTATCATGTCCACTCAAATGAAAAACTTTGTCAACAAAATCTTTGTGTTCTAAAAGTTCCCAAACTGGTTCTTTTTCCATCAGATGGTTTAAATGATCATCATCTTTAACATCTTTGTATATACTAAGATTAAGTAAATCTAATTTAAAAAATCCCATATCATCTGCATCTGTGTGTTCAACAGTACAAATGTTTGTAAACGGATTGCTTGGTACTCTATGAAAATATACACCAGTGTTGTGTTTACGTTGCTTTAGCCTAGCTGGTACATGTTTAAAATGTTTTAGTGCTTCATTTCGATCTGCAAAATCTATATCAATATCAGGTAGTGCCATCTATCATCTCCTGTACAAAATATGCATCATGTGGATTAAGTTGTCTTTTCTTTGCCCAATAATCTGCATCAATACTATTAGCAATTCTTGTCACACAATCATCAGGCATGTTTGCAATAGCTGTTTCTGCTCGCTTACTAGATATAATTATCCAAGGTGATATCTTACCCATTTCTATCCACTCTGCAATAAGATAACCACTTGCACGTTCCCAAAATTCTGAGAAATATTCTGTCGTATTTGCATTTTCAACAAAACGCTCTAATGCACGTTCTACACTTTCACGTTTACAATGATCTTTTACAAACAACAGATACATTCTGTCAGTGGGCCAATCTTTCAATTTAACTTTGTTTTTAATCAACCAACGTGTAAATTGTTCTTGGTCAATTACTTTTATATTCAAACAGTATGCACCAAACTTTACAAAGGCTGTATAGTATTGACTGTCTACAAAGTCTGTGTATTCTTTTGGTTTGCTTTGCATTTCAATTCTATAAAACAAATCATAACTTGCAAAGCCTACCAAGACATCTTGATTATCTTTTGCTTGCCAACGTCTTTTCTTTTCACAACTGTGAGCCAAGAGTGTGCTTTCTCTTTGAAAACTTTTCTTACAATATTCACATTTGTATGTGCCTACTTTCACACCAATAGTTCCTATTTGTGTTACAATTTGTTCAGCTGTTGTCATCATTAGGCTCCGCTAAACAGATATATCCTTTATGATATTCATGTGCCGCATTTAGATACATTTGTCTTGCTTCTTGTGCCATTTGACAACTTGGCTTGTAATTAAATCTATCTTCTGGTTGCACTGTTATATTCCCGTCTGCATGAGCTGTTACTAATAATAATATCCACCATTTCATTTAAATAACTCTTTGATTTGTTTTTTATCCATGCCCATTTCTTCAGCTAAGTCTTTAAAGTTTAGGACATCATTTGTACTTACCAACAAATCAAGTTCATCGTCATTATATATAGGATACAATTCTTGCAACCATTTAATTAGTTTACCAGACTTACCTTTTCGCTGTTTGCTAGGTGGTATCCATGGATGGAATTGTGTAGTACCCAACCCAACGCACTGTAACAACTTATGTTGCAGTTGAGGTTCACGTCTTAAGATGTTATAGTGCTTGTTTACAAGCTCATTTGTTAATGCAAGATAATGATGTTCTATATCTGTATTACGAGTTTGTACTGCACTAGTATATCGCATTAATACAAAGATGCCAACTTTCTTTTGTTCTTCTTCAGTCAAACTATCCCACCAACTTCTATCACGTTGGTCTATAGCTCGCATCTCTTCTTTTATTGTTAGTTTATTCATTTACGTTTACCTACTTTGTATATGTAAATAATTTCTTCTGGGTCTGTATATTCTCCCTCAGGGCAAATCGTAACTTTGTTTTTTTCTAGCCATTCTTTTATTGCTTTAGCATCTTCTTTGGTTTTTTTGTCTTTACTCATACTCTTCATTTCTCTTTATGTCTTGTGCTATCATGTCGTATATACTACTGTAACACCATTCACAAAATGTAACTGGTAATATACCAAAGTAGCCTTGTATGCCACCTGCATCTTCGTCATATTCACTACTACATATACTGCAAGTGTCTTGTGGTTTAAGTGGATCTTCTTCTACCATAGTCCCATCACCCTTCCGTTACCTACTATTATAAAGCCACAAGTGCAAATATGCAAGACAATCCAGAAGGTTCTGAACCATAATGCTTTATGAACATCATCTTGTGTAATAGGTAAAAACTCTGGTTTGTCCTCATCATTGACACCAACTGGCATGCCAACGGTTCTACTCCATAATTTTAACCAACGCCTTTGACCACTCATTCTTTTACAACAAAATCTTCTAAACATACAAATCCAACTCCAGGATTTGCTTCTTGTTCTAATATTACTGCATCAGTGTAACATTCAACGTTACTGTTGTAATAATTAATTGCAGTGCCACCAACATCTCCAGCTGGACTTAAATTTACTGCAACTAAGATATATCCAATTACTTCTACCATAAATCCTCCGTGCTTAATACATCTGGTATTTTATTTGTATCCTTAACAAAATATGCACATGGACTATTATCTTTTTGTCCTAGTGGTACTGCAAGAATATGTCCAAACTTTAGTTTTGGAAAATACCATTTTACTTCTTGATAAATGTTTACTATTTCTATTTGTTCAAAGCTGGGCAAAAATCCAGTAATAGGATTGAATACAAATGCCGCAAAGCCTCTATCATTTAAACTTGTAACAGGCAACACTTCTGGATCGCCAATGCTTGGATCACATACTATCAAACTCCAATCTAAAGGTACCCTAACTTGCTTTTGTCCTACTTTCAAAACAGCGGCTGGACTATTAAAACTTTCTAAAAATACTAAAGGAACAAATATGTAGTCTGCTTCTTTAGGATTGCTGTAATCTAATACACAATATCTGATATCTTCTATTTCTTCTGGAACAAAATCTAAATCATATGTAGTATTGTCTACTGTTAATATTTTTGTCATCGGTATTCAACTTTCTCTATGTGAAAGGGATACTTGGCTTCTCGATAAAATTTCTTTCGCTCAGTCAAATGTCTCTTACTAAATTTTGCACTTGATGTTATATCCCATATCTGCACATGATCCTTGTCTTGTGCTTTACGTATGCCTCTACCAATACTTTGTATAACCCTAACAAAACTTTTACCTGGCTCTACGAGTACAAGATTAAAAATACGTGGAATATTAATACCAACTGCCGCAACACCATATGTTGCTACAATAATTTTATTATTGGCTTCACTAACTTCGTCATATTCATCTTTTCTATCTTTGCTTTTCATTGAACCACTAATAAAAACTGTTTCGTCTCCTAGTCTTTCAAGTAATCCTTGTCCTGCTTTAATTCTATCTACTAGCACTAGAGTGTTACCTGCTTCGCCTAATTTTGCAATTAGCTCTGCCATGTAATCTAATCTATCTTTATTTGTAGTTAGGTATGTAAGTTCACTCTGATAGTCACCATAACTTACTGTGTCTTGCAACTGTAGTACATTTACTTCACAGTTGGCTAGTACGCCCAAGTCTTGAAGTTCATGAGCACTTAAACTGTTGGTTACTTCGCCCAATGATATTTCAAGACTTAGTCGTTCATGTTCTGCTTTGGGTATTGTTCCTGTTAGTCCCCAACGTATTGGGATATTACTAAATGCACCAGTTAGCAGTTTCTTTAATACGTCTGCTTTAGCTTGGTGTACTTCGTCTACCATAACACAAACAACACCCTCTGCAAAATCGTGTAACCCGCTATCGCTTAGTCCGTCTCTGAATCTTTTTTCCATTATGTTTAAACTCTGCCAAGTACATATGGTGTGAGTTCGTCCCGCTTCTTTTCTGTCACCGAAATAGACTCCTACGTCAAGACCCAAATTAATATAGTCCGCTTCTGTCTGCGTAACTAGATCCTTGTTAGGGACAATGACGATCGTTCGACCATAAGGTTCACACTTATAACTCAGTGCCGCCGTAATTAATGTTTTACCAGCACCTGTTGCAATCTCCTGCAAACATTGTGGCGTTTGCAAAAACTTGTTAATTACTTCCACTTGATAATCTCGTAATACAATTGGTTTACCTGACGCAGGATGTTTTTCAGGCCAAACCTTATCACTAAACATATCTTCGGTTACCAAATCAAAACGGAAATCATGTGGCTGTCTATTATCCTCTATTTCAATATTATAGTTTTCCTCATCTAGTATAGGCAAAATTATAGGCAAGCAGTTTATAAATGTTGCTCCACCCATAGTAAAATATCCTACACACCCATCCCATCTACCAAGTTTGTATGCCGGTACATGATATGCATAAGGTAAAAAGAATTTTAATTTCTTTTCCAAAGTGCGACGAGTAGACAACCCAAGTCCTTCAAACTTGCAATTGACCTCATCTTTGAGGATTAGTTTTGTATTCATATGTTGATTATATGCTCGTTTTTATAATCTGTCAATAGCGAGGTACACTAGCTTTTGCTTGTAAGTCATTACATCTATTTTCCATAGCTTGTAATTGCATCTTTAGTTCTGAGATTTCAGCACGAAGTTTTTCTATTTCACTTTCTTTTTGCTTTAACTCTTCTAGTCCTCTATAACCGTATTCTGTATATCCGCTCATTTATCCACTCACATAAGTTTTTCCATCAGGAAACTTTGCATAAAAGTTTTTCTGCTCGTATATTCTACCTAATACTTCTTGTATTTCATGCATTTCTTTTCTAAGTTCTGCTGATGTTTCACCTTGGGCTATGGCTAGTCCTCTCCGTCCTGCTTTTGCTCTCAAGGCGTGTTCTATAATTTCTACATCTCTGATTGATAATTTAAAGGTTGTATTTGGCTGAGTCAATTTCATTCCCTTCGTACTACTTATAAAATAAGAGGACTAGTAAGATTTCTTACTAGCCCTCCAAGTCCTAACTGGTGTGAGTGAGAGTGACGCAGACAGAGGAGTACACCAGTTAGTATCGATAACTTAATATTGTAAGTCGTCAGTTATCGAATTCTTTAAAGCCTTTTCATACAAGTGGACTCTGCATAACTCTTCCACTTGTTAGCATTCATTTTCTTAAGGTCGGCAATTTTGAGCACCATTCTCAAACTCATCTCCCTAAGTTTATTTTTGTTAGTGTAGATGTAATCCATAAGTTCTTTCTGTTCTTGTTCACTGAACTTGTAAGTATTCAACATACCGTCAGCTACAATTTGTTTACATCTCAAAAACTTGTCTCGCATTGTATCCAATGTAAGATCCAAATAGTGACATCTGGACATTATCGCATCTAGGTGATCTTTTAGTTTACCTCGTGTCCTTTCGAACTTAACGTTGGTAATAAAAATGATCGAACCTTTAAACTCGAACTGATCCGGAACACCATTATTAGCAAGTGCTCTACTTTCTGACCTCCAGCTCAATGTTCGCTTAGGGCTACTATCTAGTGCCGCCTTGAGCAAGTTCAAACTCAGTTCATCATACAATACACTATCACAGTCATCTAACACTAGCACACTACCATCAGCACTGTAATCATATAGCAACTGGTAAAGTCCAATTGGTGTCGCCGCACCTTTTTCAACTCCAAACCTTCGCAAGCTATCCTGGCTCAACTTCTTCATAATGCCAGCTTCTTTGAGTACTTTCTCAACTCCAAACGATTTACCAACACCTGGAGGTCCAGTAACTACCATACCGCGAACGACCCCATCACATGAAGCATAAGTCATGTCTTCTAGGATCTCAAATCGCTCCCGCAACCTATCGATGATCTGATCATCTGTTTCTGGCTCGGCGGCTTCACCAGTCACAACATTCTCACCGTCTTCCATATAGTCGAACTCACTTTTATCAACTACCTTTACACGAATGGATCGGTCCGGGAATCCAGGCACTGCACTACCATCAACTGTAACGAAGTTACCTGTTTTACCTTGCTTGTAATCTTTAACTAAAGGAAACACAACGTCCTTTACATTAATATTTCTATACGTACCATTAGCAATACGAACTTGTTTTTCTGTTGTCTGCATTAGTTTCTCACTCCTATTTTTAACAACTTATATATACATGATAACATCAACTGCGGATATGTCAACCTTTTTATTGTTCTATTTTGACATAATTCATTACAGTTTCTTTACAATTACTGAATTTGCTGACATCATGTGTCTTAACCTTTCCAGTAAGTAAAACTCTTTTGCCTTCTAAAATACCAGCAATATCTGGTTCCCTATTGAAGAAAAACTTAACAATGTTTCCATCATCATTAATACAGGTCACCAAATGAATATTAAATTTGGCAATAAACTTCACATCTTTTACATCTACTGTAAATTTTAAACGTTCGCCAACTTTTCCAACAAATTCGCTTGTCTTACGATTTGCTTCAAAAAAGTTATCTAAACCTTGTCTTTTTTGTAAAACTCTAAAACTATTAGGAAGGCTTGCTAGAACTGCAACACCAAAATTATTAGTAGTTTCATTGCCAATTGCATTTAGTACACTTTGTTCAAAGTCATTGAGTGTACCCATTAGTTTTTTGGCAACCAATTCTTGTTTGAACTCGTCTATAATTTTGTCAGCTTCAGCTTTGGATTCATTGCTGATAACAATATCTTCAGCTTCAGGAAGACCTTGCATAAAATTAAGAATACAAGTTTTGTTATCGTCTATACGTTTATCTTTTATACTATCAAAGTAACCAAAACCGCTTTTTACAAAACCTTGAGCTTTGTCTACTTCAATAGCTAGTTCTAAGACTTGACGTGAATTATATTGTGGTTTCTGTCTACTCATATTCTTGTCCTCTTTTTTAGCTTATGTATTGACTATAACACCAAGATGTCTTATTGTCAACCTAATAATGCAAGAATAATTACAAAAATTACAAAAGCCCAGCCTGCTCTGTTTATAAAACGTAAGATAGGATTTTGTTTTGGGGTGGGTTGGCTGTAGAGGAAATGATGCATCAAATCCTCTTCAGCTTCTTTTATTGTTAATTCGTCAGTTTGGCGCATACTAAACTCTTACCAGTTGGAGTGTCGATGGTTATAGCTGGCAACTTTGGGTCGACTTCTCTACATTCGATTTGTTGCCAAGTAAAACCATCTGCACGTTGAATATTAACTGTTTCTAAGAATTCTTTATTATCAACTGACCATAACGCCATGAATATAAACATTCCTAATGCCATTTGGTTTCTCCTTTATAATACTAATTATGCATCATTTTGAGAATAAGTCAAGTTGTTTTGTATAATTTTTTACAGTATCAATAGTCATTATACCTTCTATCCAATTTTCAGCGGCATCTCTGACATAATGATAACTTTTGTCAGGATATTCGATTGCTCCGATAATTTGATCATGTTCGTAAAAAGTACATTGTAAAAATTCACTGTCTATAAGATTAATAACTGCACGTCTGGTTTCGCTTTGGAAATCATTGTAAAATGCCATAGTATGCTTCTCCTGTCAGAATTTGAGTGTATCCAGAAAAGGATATTAATTATGTTATTTAACTAAGATTGAAAAAATTTCTCAATCATTTCAAGTCGGTCATTAGCGGCGGCTAATTTATCAAGCTCTGCAATAACTGCCTCAGTGACATCGGAGTGTTCTCCGATGCCAGCTGGCATTGTCTTGTAGACTTCAATGTTTGCTCTGTGTACGGCAACTTCACCTTCAGCTTGCTTTTTAGCGGCTTCTATTAATGCGTCTCCAGCTTTCATTTATTTTCCTATTTTTTAATTGATATTTTATTCGTGTTCGCCACCTGGATCATTTGCATCCAGTTGGACTTTTTGTCCATTTACATACATGTTTTGTCTTGCTCTTGGAAAACTATGGTAACCATCTTTCAATCTAAAAACTGTATCATTAAGACTTTCTGGTCTTTTGTCAGCTTCATTGAATACAAAGTATGTTATGACACAACCACTAATCAGTACTATGTGTGCGAAAGCACTTACTGTAAAAGCTGTCATACTTTCCATAATCATAATACCAAAAATTGCACTCCACATAAATCCTAGTATTGAAAATACCATGTGTGCTACTCTTGGGTCAAGTTTACGTAATGGTGAATGTTCAATTGTCATTACACTACGCCATCCTTCTCTTGCAACTTCAATTATTGCAAACGGGGGAAATGCTTTATAACTGTTTTTATTGTTCATATTTTGCTCCTCGTTTTTTCCGCTTATTATTTATACCAATGGTGCGGGCAAAGGGATTCGAACCCTCACGCCATATTGGCCACGGATTTTAAGTCCGTTATGTCTACCATTCCATCATACCCGCCATTGGTGACTCCGACAGGATTCGAACCTGTGACCTACGGTTTAGAAGACCGTTGCTCTTATCCACTGAGCTACGGAGCCGTTTATATAAAAAAGGAAGGAATTATCCTTCCAATTTTTTTTTAGTTTGGCTTCTAGATCTCGGCATGCAACTGTTTTAATCTAGTAACTTAGCCTACCCTTATGTGGGCGACACGGCCCGCCTTTGTAGGTACCAAGTAATTACTTCTGAACGTAAGGTACGTTCCAACTACCAACGTTCATGCTAATATAATAAGCAGTGTCAAAGTAATCAATCATTGAATCACTGTTGTCATACCAGCCTTTGTTCTTCCAATAACCTTCTCCTTTAATAGGAGCAGTTTTAATAATTTTGTGAATCGCATCAAAGAAGTCTTTGTGCTCACCATACATATGTGTATGATAGTGATTAATTTGTGCATGGCCATTATCATTAGCCCTAAAGCAATCATTAAAGTCTGTAGGACCAGCTTTGATAGTTACATCAACACCATTAGAACCACCACTCATTTTTTTAACACCAAATTTAAACTTCGGAAATGTAGCTTTAAGTTCTTGTCTAATTGCTTTAACGTCTTCTGCGGAAATGTATGCCATGTTTTAAAACTCCTGTTTTTTTAACTTACTCTTATATAATATAGCCAAGACGTCTTATTGTCAACCTTTTTCGGCATCTTTTTTAGAATTTTTTTATTCTTTTTTCGTGTCTTCCACCTTCAAATTTGGTGCTAATAAAAGTTTCTACAATATTATTAATTAAAGATGGATTAGTGACTCTTGCGCCTAAACATAATACATTTGCATTATTATGTTGTCTTGTAAGCAATGCAGTTTCTGTATCTTTACATAAACCAGCTCTTATTGCTGGATTTCTATTTGCCGCCATACTCATTCCGATTCCAGTGCCACAAATAAGAATACCATATTCTACTTCTTTTTTTTCTACTGCATCACATACAACATTTGCATAATCAGGATAATCGCAACTAGTAATACTATAAGTACCAAAGTCTTTAACAGTGTGTTCTTTTCTAACTAAAAAATTTGTTATTTGATCTTTAAAAATGTAACCGCCATGGTCACTTGCTATCGCTATAATCATCCCCAATCCTTAAAATCACCAGCTTCTTCATTATCATTATACCCTCTGGTATATGCAGTTATTTCTGCTGGTGTCATAAGAGCCATTGGTATTTTTTCTGACTGCATGCTTGCACCAGTATAATAGTGAGGATCAAATCCTCTTTGGTAATAGCTATCTGCTCCACCTCGGTCGTAAGGACCACCATGTCTAGTGTCATACTCCATTAATATTCTCCACATTTTCAAATTCAACTACATAAGTCTTAGTAGTACCTGAAACTTTTGAATCTTTAACTTCGAACAATTTAGTATGCAAATCGCGAGTTGTAATAGTTCCAGTGCTAGTGTAGTTACCATATTTAACTATAGGCAAATCTGCCAAGCTCATCATACCGCCAGGACGATTATATTCATCCAACGGAATGTTTTTGAGGGTAAAGGTACAAGTGTATTCTTTACCAATTTTCATTTCTTCAGGTGTGATCATAATATCTCCTTAATTAAAGTTAACCTCAGGTCTTACACTCGGTTCATATAGTTCCATTCTGCCTGAGGTCTTCTTTGCCGGGCTTTGTCGTCTATCCATTTTCTTCTAAGTATGGACTCGATTTGAGGTTGCATCTCCCCATCCGTCACTCCGGACCGGACTTCTCCGAAGTGCCCCTTAACTCCTTGCTTCACCATAACTTTCAATTCTTAAGGGAGAACCTACTCGTGCTTTTTGCGGTGTTACGTTATGCTAATACATCTTCTCCGGCTCCTCTAAGCTGAGGGTTTAAGCAAATAAGGGTTTAAATTCTTCAAACACCTTGTTATAGGCGTTACATTCATATTCGTATGCATCAAAAAACTCATAATCATCAGC